TCAATTAGCCCCACTTGTAGCCCCACTTGCCCCAAATGTCAGAGTGCTTCCGAAAGCGGATACGGCCATCAATTCATATTCCTTGAAAGAATGTGAGTACACTTTTAGGATCACGGCTACCGTGTTGCCCAGACGTTTAGCAATTGTCTTGACGGGTATTCCTTGATTAATCAAGATGGTTGCATGCGTGTGACGAAGTCCGTGAGGAGATATTTTATTTACTGGCGTTTTCTGGTCAGTAAGAACCTTGTGCACACGATTGAAAGAGTAGTGAGGCATGTTTTCTGCGATAGGCACCCCATCTTGGTAAGAGATGAAAATGAGGTCATTCTTCTTGTCCACTTTCAGGCCGAACGAGAATTTCTTCTCCACACACCAACGTTGATAAGCAAGAAGTTGATCGACCAACAATTTATCAATCGGGATCATGCGATAGCTGTTTTTCGTCTTGGGCGGCCTGCACCCATGCCGATCACGAGTCCAGTCAACGGTGAGTGTTTTATTCTCAAAGTCGATGTGTTTCCATCGCAATCCAAGCGCCTCACCTTTTCGAACGCCGGTAAAGGCGAGTAATAAAATGAGTGTGTAGTTCGTGATATTCTCATGTTCTTGTGCCGCTTCTAGAAATAAATCCAACTCGGATGCCGTAAGGACATTCTCAAGTTCGTCGTCGATCTCGACAGAGACTTTTCGAAATCGATTCCGGGGAATAATCTCATCTTCTACAGCAGCGTTAATAGCGATTTTAAACAAACGATGAAACAATGCTACTGTGCTATCGGCGTACTTCTGTTTGAGGACATTGATGTACTCTCGGATATACGTCGTCTTGTCCAAAGAAATGAGCTTATATTTGCCGAGCAGTGGCTTCATTTGTAACTCGATTGCATTTTTACGCTGCAGCCTAGTAGTGATTTCCCAACTACTGTTGTATGTTTCGTACCAAATGTCCAGCCACTGGGATACTGTCATCTGGCTATGCTCGACCTGCTTGACTTGCCCACGCAGCAAAGTGGCCTTAACCTCAATAAGCGCCTTCAGCGCAGCCTTGTCCGTCAAGAAGGAGCTTTTCTTCTTTTCCTTCCTTTTACCACGTGCATCATTATACTTGTGGCGATACATAAATCGTTTCTCGCCATTCTTCAATAGATAATAGTAAATTTCATCGTCAATCTTCGACTTATGCAATTTCAAATTTACCATCCCTTTAGACGTGGGTAGACGCATTTGGGGGATTGGTTTGTTCAAGCCATGCGCCCGCGAAGTGTGCGGACGTAACAATTTTTTAACTAATCACCTCCGTAAAGGGAATGTATGTTCTGTATTTGTGTATGATGAACCGCCTCGCGGCGGGGAAGCGCGAGTTGATCTATGTATTGAGTTGATGATCATCTTGGTATCTTCTTGAGGTACGCCAGTTCAACCGGTACTCCGGAAACTGTGGCTGCTTCGTAAATCGTTAATCCGTCCAGAAGGAGATCATCCTCGATCAGTAGTTCGACAGCAAATTGGTTTGCTTCCCGTTCGATGCGCTCGATCGAATGCAGCGTGTTAGATCGTAGAAAGGGTACATTGACATTCGGATGCAGAATACGATGACCTAGTTCATGAGCAATTACAAAACGTTGAAGAGCTTCATTCAAGTTGGCGTTCACATGAATCATCATGGTTCTTCGGCTGGAATTGAAATAGCCCCAAATGTTTTTAAAATTCTCGTAGAAGATTAAGATTTGCTTTTGTGAAGCGATCTGAAGTGGGTCGTTGGTGTCGTATTTATCGGCTATTCGCTTCACCATGCTCTTAATTCGCACGATGATCCCCTCGCTGTTAGTTTCTGTATTTCTTCGGTGTGAATTTCTTCTTGGCCATCTGTCTTGCAACAATCAAAGAGTTCTCCAACGAACGACGAAGAAGCTCGCGATCCTCGTCGTCAAGTGGTTCGCCGTGGAAGGCCAATGCTTCCTTGCTGTCCAGGTCGGCCATAATCCGTTCTAAGTCTTTGGCGATATCACGCTCGTCCTTGGAAGTGAGTGCATAGTAGGGTTGGGTTTTATCGTTTGACCAGTTTTCTGGATCTGCGAGTAATTCCGGAGGAACATCTAGAACCTTACATATTAATAAAAGGTTATCAATAGATGCGTTCGACAGATCACGCTCAATCATTGATCTGATCGTCGTATACGGGACACCCGAGGCTTTAGCTAAGCTCATGTTATTGAATCCCTTTTCTGCGATCACTTTAGATAGAAACTCACCGCGCTTCATCTCTTTCCACCTTCCGAATATCCAATATTACGATAATCCGTAATTTAACTTTAATTTAGCATCCGAAATAGCATTTGTAAAGCGGGAAAGTGCGATATAAAGTAACTTTCTTTCTCATACCTGTTGACAAGTTGCTTTTTGTCGTATATATTCAGAGCACACCTACGATATATAGTAACAAAGGGGTGATGAAATGTATCCTAACTTAGATGCCGAAATGGCAAGGCGTGGGTTAAAGAGGAAGGACTTAATTGTAATTTTTAAAGGACGTAGTGCAACGGTGTCCGACAAACTCAACGGAAAATCCCCCATGTTGATTGACGAAGCAAAATCGATCCAAACTATGTTTTTTCCGGATTTTACTCTCGACTACTTGTTCAAAAAGACGGATGCAGAGGTTAGCTGACTCTTTAACGTAGAAAAATTATGAAACATGAAACTCTAGACTGACGAGGTCTGTTGGGGAAACGAGGTGAGAGGGTGGACAAGCGAGCGACTGTAATTGAAGCCTTAGAGGATTGGGTCATACACATCATTTCAAAAAAAGAACTAGCAACTCCAGAAGAGATTACGGCTCTTCCGGAAGTTGCTAGGCTCTTACTCGACAATTACTCTTTTCCTTTTTCGTCCGTCAAAAAAGAATAGATTTCTTGCATGAAGTAATTGACTTCTTCAGGAGTAATCCATTTGTCAGTTGATTGGATGTTGATCTTCGCTAACTCAACCGCCGTTTTTATGGCAAATTCCTTATTAGTTTTTAACATACGTTTTCACCTCCTTTCTCGAATGGATAGTCTGGATAACTACCATTTTACCCGAGGAGCAGGAAATATTCGACAGAAAGCGAGGTGAAACCTATTGATTCCCGCCGCCAAGGTTCACATCGAAGTCGATCAGAAAGAAATTGCGCGGATTATTGAGGAACAAATCAGCAGACAGGTTCATCAGCAATTGTTGCTCCTGGACATTAACAAAATCGCCGAATTGACATCAATGTCCGTGCGATATCTGGAAGATGAGATTCTATCTGATCCGCGTGTTCGGATGTATGAGCGAAAGAAACAACGTAAACGCTGGTGGCTGGCCCAGCCGACGTTGAAAGCAATCGAAGAAATTGTTTCGAATTGGTAGCCAAATAAAATGCGTGGGTAGACGCAAAGGGACTTATTGTGCACATTTCTGTCAGTTAAATGAAGGGAGGTGAGCAAGGGTGCAAATGAGCGTATTGGTTGGCAAGCCGATTATTCGCGAGACAGCGGACATGCTGATTGTCCAGGAGGGTGATCGGCTCGATAGCTACAATCGCAAGTATTATCGGCAAGTCGGCGATACCGGGGAGCCGGTCGCGTTAGTCATCACGCGAAAATTGCCAGTCCGGATCGTAACCGGACTGCACGGTGTACTGGTGCCGGTCTAATCTTTCAAATTAGCAGAATGGAGTGCGAAGCGATGAACGCAGCTGAGGAAATTCAGGAATCGGTGCTGGCATCCTGCAGGCGCCAATTGATCGAAGAGGGCAAGTTGGTACTTACGGATGCGGGATATCAGTTGACGGAACTGGGGCAGAAAGCTGTTCAGAAGGAGTTCCGACGCTACGAGTTCAGGCCGGCGATGCTGGTCATGATCGAAACTTACGTGCTTAATCTGCACGAATGCCCGAAGTGGTAGGAGGGAAGCCATTTGTTACCTCTCCAGGAACGAATCGACGAGCTCGACGGTTGGCTGACGTTGACGGTAGTGCATCCGGAATGGTTCGCAAATGCGCGACGGGTGCAGCGGGGAATTGAAAGACGCATTGCGCTGCTCGAGCGCTTGCAGCTCGCAGAAATAAAAAACAGCCGCCTGGCGGGGCGACTGAATTCAAAGGCAAATCAAAATGTAGTTGTTCCTATTGTACCGCAGTGGAGACGCGTAGGCAAGGAGGAGTCAACGTGATCGAGGCAATGACGAAATTGGCAAAGGAATATTCACCGGATCAGATCACCTTCTTCTGCATCGGCACTGATCGATCGACCGGGGATGCGTTCGGCCTGCTCGTTGGGTCTCGTTTAACAGAACTCGGATATAACGTTGTCGGCACCTTGGATGATCCGACTCATGCCGAAAATCTGATGTTGCGGTTGCTTGAAGTTCCTGAGGGGCACGTGGTCGTCGCGGTTGATTCATGTCTGGGGCACCCTTCAAATGTTGGTTGTGTTCGCTTCAAATCAGGTCCGCTGCGTCCCGGCGCGGGGGTCGGAAAGAACTTACCGTCGGTCGGTGATTACAGTCTCATTGGCATTGTTAATGTCGGCGGGTTTATGGAATATCTTGTTCTGCAGAACACAAGGCTGAGTCTTGTCATGCAGATGGTACAGCAAGCAGTTGAAATAATTTCTGCAGCGATTCCGCTGCCATCTAATGCCGCCGAAGTTGCGGCCACAACGGAGGATTTGAATATGAAAGCAACTGGAATTGTTCGCAAGATGGACGAGCTTGGACGTGTGGTGCTGCCGAAGGAACTGCGGCGCACACTGGGGATTTCGGAAGGAGATCCGCTTGAAGTCTTTGTACAGGGGGAATTGATCCTACTGCGCAAGTACGTCCCGGGCTGCATCATAACGGGGGCGCTTGATGATCTGATCGAATTTCAAGGCAAGCAGTTCAGCCGAACTGCAATTGGGGAGTTAGCCCGGAAAGCCGGCGTGTAATTCGGACAAGCCTACCGGCCGGGGCAATCGGCCGGTAGGGCTGTCAGCCATATCCGCAGACGTGCGAGTGGGCCTCTCCCAGGCTCGGGGTCAGTAGCTCGTGCGTTTCCAGATGCGGCTGACGCATCAAGCGATCGCTAGAAGTCGTTGTGATCGCCCAAATACATACGGAAGGAGGGATGGCATGGGCGAAGCTGCTGAAGCTGTGTTGGATGGGCTGTATTGCCAAGTCTGCGGTGATCTGATCGACGGTGAGGAGCCGGGGTATCCGCGGAATTGTGATGGTTGCGAGGAATGAAAAATAGCCCGTTGCAGCGGGCTATCCGAAAAACCAAATCTGCCGCCATTTTACCATGATGGCGGCTCCCCTACAAGGTTTCAATCCACATTCTTCATGTGAGGAACTACTATGTCATCCATATAGCATAGCTATCAATGATAATCCAAGGAGGACTTATGGACAAACAATCGATTATCAATCGCCTGCTGACCCTGCCGACGGAAATTTCCGAAGCGGAGGAAGTCGTTCTTCAGGCAAATGGACGGCTCGTTGTGGCGAAGGAATCCCTGCAAGCAAAGGAGGATTCTTTGCTGCTCGGAAACGTGATCGACGGCAAGAACGCTGAAATTCGTGCAGCTCAAATCCGCCAGTACACGGAGCATGAGCGCGAAGCGTTGTCCGACGCTGAACTGAACTTGAAGAATGCGGTTGCTCGGCTTGGTAAGGTGCGCGACGAGTTTCGCGCGCTCCGTGCTGTGGCCGAACTCATGAAGGAGGCGGCTTAATTTGTCCGAGGGAAACCTTTCCGTTCTGCCTCAGTCCTCCGGCGGTAACGCCGGAGGTGGGGCGATTGTCGATCTCGAATTCGGCAGCGTCGCCGACTTTAAGCGGAGGCTGACCGACATGAAAGCCAAATACGATTTTCTACAAGAGTTCTTCAAAACGATCATGGTCAAGGATGAGGACTTTGGCGTTGTCCCCGGGACGCAGAAGCCGACGTTGTACAAGCCGGGCGCAGAAAAACTTTGCGAACTCTATGGGTTCGCAGCGATCGTTAAGAGTAAGGAAGAAGAACGTGATTTTGAAACAGGTTACTATCGCGTCAATCATACTCTGCAGCTCGTTCACCGCGCATCGGGGATTGTAGTCGGTGAGGGCGTGGGCGAGTGCAGCACGTTCGAGTCGAAATATCGTTACCGTTGGGTGAGCGAGAACAAGGTTCCAACGCACTTGGAGAAGGCTGACCTTCTCTTCGAAGAAAAAGAGGGTCAGTACGGAAACTACAAACAGTACCGCATTCCGAATGAAGACTTGTTCTCACAGTGGAACACGGTGCTCAAGATGGCCTATAAAAGGGCCTATGTGGGCCTGACGTTGCAGTGTACCCGGTCCAGCGGCATCTTCACACAGGACGAAGGCGATATGGACGAATATGCCGATGTGCCCGAGGAAGATCGTAAAAAGGCCAAGGGGCGAACGGCCAACGCGAACAGTGGGCGATTTCAGGGTGGTGCCCATCAAAGCGGTGGCCGTTCCGGTAGCGGCCAGCCTACCGGGACGGTTCAGAAGAACCGTGTCTTGAAGCTTATGAAGGATTTTGAATTGGGCTGGGATGGATTGGCTGAGGCAGCCAGTATGGCGCTCGGGCGGCAGATTGTGAAGGTAGTCCAGGATGTCAAGGCGGAGGCCGAGTGGAAGAAGGTCGGCGACTTCCTTGAACAAAAACCGGACGGGGGCGCTGGCTTTGACCCCGCTGATCTGCCGGAGGACCTGTAAATGAAGATTGCACATGTTGCAGATAGCCATTGGGGCTTCGGGTATCCCGGCCCCACACCGGCATCGCGCTTCGAAGACATTACCCGGACGATGAATTGGGTGGCTGATCGCATCATCGATGAGGGGTGCGAACTGGTGCTGTTCTCCGGCGACGCATTTAAGGATTCCCGAGTGTTCATCGACCGGGCGACGGCGGAGATTCAGGCATTTGTCGCCTGGCTTCGTCGGTTCTCCGAAGCCGGGATTGAGGTCGCCGTTACCAGTGGTACACCGTCGCATGACGCAATCAGTGCCTATCATCTGATTCGCGAGATGCAGATTCCACGCGTACAAGTCCTAACGGAGCCAGGGATTGTTTCGCTTCCGAGCGACGGAGAGGTGATTGTCGCCTGCCTTCCGGGCATGAACCGCTCGTCGTTCGCACTGCAAAACGACTTCGCTGGGCTTCCGCCGCACGAGTTTCATTCCAAGATGACGGATTGGATCACGGCGACGTGTCGCGAGCTTCGTGCTCAAGTCGGCGGAGCGCCCGTCATCCTCATGTCCCATTTGACCTACGACCTTGCTGATACCGGCTTCGAAGATGCGTTGCTCCAGAACGAACCGATCCTAACGAACGAGGCGGCCCGTATGTTCGATCTCGTCTGTCTCGGCCACATTCACCGCCCGCAGTTCGCAGGCAGCAACGTCTACTACAGCGGAGCTCCAGAGCGACATAACTTCGGTGACGAGCATACGACTCCAGGTTTCTGGATTCATGATTTCGACGGGATTAATCTTTCTGGTCCCATTGAAGGCGTGAAATCGCAATTTATTGAAACGCCGGCGCGCCGATTTAAGACGATTGACTGGTGCGATATGGATGTGGCCGCCTGGTTGGATGGCCAAGTAGATGACTTTGCTCACGTCCACGACGCAATCATCCGGGTGCGTTATTCCTGCAGCGAAGAGTTGCAGAAGCGGTTCGATCGGCGCTCGCTTGAGCGGGCGCTATACGACGCCGGTGCGTTTTTCGTCGCGGAGATCCGCGCGGAGGTTGAGCGCACGGAGCGTGTCCGGGACGCCGAGGTGACGGAGGGGCTGACGCCGCTCGCGGCGCTGGCAGCTTGGGCTAATAATGAAGGGATTTCCGAGACGGAGAGTGTTGAACTGCTGGCCATAACGGAAGCACTGATGGGGGTGGGGCTGTGAAGATCGGAACGAAGGTAGTTATAGTGAATTGTTTCGAAGCGCGGAAATACCCGAATAAAGTCTGGACGATTCGGAGCGAGCCGTGGGAGCTTGGAGATGGCCAAATGGTCGTGTTGCTCGAAGGCAAGTCTGGTGGCTTCGCTGTTGACTGCTTGAAAGTGGTAGAGGGGGCACCTCCAGTATGATTCCTATTCGCCTCATCATTAACAATTTTAGAGCCATCGAGCACGCCGACATTGATTTGTCGGCGGTTTCCTTGGCCGCGATCGCCGGTCGCAACGGGGCGGGCAAGTCATCCGCCTTCACGTTGGCGCCGCGCTTCGCTCTCTTTGGCGACGTGATCAGCGGTGTCAGTTTGGACGCCCTTGTCCGCAGTGGCATGTCGGAGATGTCTGTCACCTTCGAATTCGAGCACCAAGGCAGTGTGTTCCGGGCGATCCGGACCCGTAGCACGAAGGGAAAAGGTAAATCGACGCTGGAGTTTCAACAGCGTGTTAGCGATCGATGGGAGAGTCGGTCCGCGGAGAAGATTACTGACACCGAAGCTGTAATCCGGTCCCTTCTCAATCTCGACGACGAGACGTTTACGGCCAGCTCCATGATCCTGCAGGGTCAGGCCAACGCCTTTACCGGTGCAACTGCCGGCACGCGTAAGGAAATCCTGTCGCAGATTCTTGGGCTCAACATTTATCCGGAGCTGCAGGAGCGCGCCCGCCAGCGGGCCGGCTTGCTGAACATCGAAATCGAGAAGGCGAAGGACAAGCTGCTGACACTGGATGAACGTCTGGCCGGCCGAGTAGTGAAGGAAGTGGAACTGCGGTCGCTGGAGTCGCAGCACAGCGATGTGTTGGCGGCTGTTGTGCAGGCTGAACATCAGGTTAAGACGGCAGAGTCAAAACTTGCCGTACTCGAGGTCAAGCGAACCCGCATCGAGCAAATCGACCGCGATCAGGCCGTCATCAGCGACGAGATCGCGACGTTATGGACCGAGCATCTCGGACACACTGGTCGCCTTGAACGATCGGAGAAGATATTGGTCAATGAAACAGCTATCTTGGCCAAGTCCACGGAATTGGAGCAAATCAACCATCGGATTACTTCTCTCGAGTCCCGGAAGCCCGAGCTGGAGAGATTGAGGTGTGATCTGGCGGGGACGGAAGCGGAACTGGTCCAGTTGGGCGTAGATATGGGGACGCTGTCCAGCAGGATTTCGACGTTGCAGCAGCAACTCGCCGTGCGGGAAGCGCTCCGGCAGCAAACGGAGGCATTTGAAACGGAATCTCAGCGTCTCCGAACCTTCGAGGATAAGGCTGAACGGTGGAATTTGTTACAGGGTGAACTGAGCACACTTTTTTCGCAACGTGATCGCGAGGAAACCCGAATAAACCTCGAAAAGCGAAGTTTGTCAGACAAGATCGCCGCGCTTGAGCAGCAGGAGGTACACATCCACGACAACGGCTGCTTGCCGACATGCAAGTTTCAACAAGCGGCCGCAGCAGCCGTCGCGGAACTGCCGAAACTTCGCCGGAGCTTGGAAGAGTTGGACTGGTCGTTGCTCAATCAATTGGTGCAGTCGATAGCGGAAAAGCAGACCGAGCAGTTGGAGATCGACTACGATTTTGCCGCCCATCGTGCTTGCAAGGTCCGAGTGGATGAGCTTCGGGAAGCTGCCATCAAATTCGCCCAGCTCGCCGGCAAGGATGAGTTGCTGCAGCAATTGGAGCGGCAGCATCTCGAGCAGCAGGCTCGGAAGACGGCGAGCGAACAGCGACAGCAAGACCTTCAAGGGCAGTTGACTGCGGTTGACGCCGCTTTGGCGCCGCTGCTCAATCTGACGGCGCAGGCAACCGAATTGCAGCGCTGGGCACGGCTCAAGGATGAAATCGGTGCGGCCCGAACGGATGCCACCAACGCACGCGAGCGCATCGCGGCAATCGATCGGGAGCTCGCCAGTAAACAGGAACGACGGGATGGGCTTGAGCAAGAGCGTAAAGATCTCTTCCTCGATACGCTGGAATACGATGTGTTGCAACTCGATCTTGGTCGCTTTCAGGTGGCGCAGCAGCAGCGGCGGAGGGAACAGGCGGCGCTGGTCGAGCAGATCGGCGGCATCAAGGCGGTCCTGACAGCGCTCGACGCCGACCAGCAGGAACGTGACCGGATCTCCAGCGAGCTCGAGCCGAAGGCATTGCGTTGGGTCCGTTACCAGACGCTCATCAAGGCGTTCGGCCGCGATGGAATCCCGGCGCTCATCATCGAGAACGCCGTACCGCAGCTCGAGCGCATCGCCAACGAGATTCTCGGGAAAATGTCCAAGGGCAAGCACTACGTCCGCTTTGAGACGCAGCGAGAACTCAAATCTCGCGCCGGCGTATCCGAGACGCTGGACATCATGGTCGGAGACTGGACGGCAGAGCGGCCATACGAGACGTTTTCAGGCGGCGAGCAGCTCCGTATTGACTACGCGATTCGCTTCGCGCTGGCCGAACTGCTTGCGCAGCGCGCCGGCAGTAAGGTCGAATGGCTGACGATTGACGAGGGACTCGGCTCCCAGGATGCGGAGCACCGCGCGCTTGTTCTCGACTCTATCAAATCAGTGGCGAGCCGGTTTAAGAGAGTTCTCGTCATCACCCACATCGAGGATGCCCAGGCTGCATTCGATCAAGTGATCCGCTTCGATAACGCGGATGGCGGGGTTGAGGTCTGTGTCGCATGATTCAGCGGGGCCGGTTGGCCCAGTGTATGACGATGACGGTATACTCTTGACGCAGTCCGGCATTTCGGAGCGTGTATGGGCGCTGTATCATACGGATCCAGCGGCCTTCCGGCGGGAAGTCAAAGCTTACTTCGCGCTCGGGTATCCGGGTTGGGTAGCACGTAAGGTGTCCTACAAGCAACGGATTATCTGGATACGAGACGATAGGGGGCGAACCATTTGACGGTGGAGCAGCTTTTGCTATTTTCAGAACCGTCCGGGCCGAAGATCATCGTTGTTCGTCCCATCGTCCTCAATGGATTTTATTATGAGCAGAGCAGCCATAAATTCGTTTCCTTTGTTCAAGGCCGGCGCTATTACGAGATTCTCGCGTCCCGGTGCAAATTTGATAGGGATTGGCAGGACAAAATTAAGAGGGAGCGATCGATTTGACAGAAAAAATGAGGGTCATGGACAAGTGGTTGGAAGAGGCATTAGCAGAGGGTGAAGAGGCCGCCAAGGCCCATCTGAACGCGGTTGCACGCATTGTCGGCGGCCACATTGCTAGAATAAGCGAGCCGAATGCTGTCCCTCCTACAATTGCCCGGACCGTTGAGGAGATGGGGAAGGGTGTTACTGCGGGGATGCTGCTTCATCACGGAAGCGCCGGTGTCATGACCGTTGAAATGCATAGTATCTCTCGGAGTGGCCGATGAAGCACGGCAAGCGCCCAACAAGGCGGCAAGCGCTTCAGATTAAGGCAGCTGGACTTAATGTGGATAATTGGCTGGTAGCCAAGAGTCTGCCGACGCAATTGCACCTCATCCATCGTTATACGAGCACGATCAAGATAATTGCAATATAGGGGTTGAGCGGATGCCTCAGACCAGCTATCCGTTTCCAATGTACTCCGGTCTATTGGAGCCAGGACATTACAAAAATATAGGCAGCGCGATCTGGCTTTTCCTGTGGTGCGTCAGCGCGACGACAACGGAGAAGGAGAAGGATGGAATCGTCTGGGGCATCGTCCTCGGGAACAAGCCAGTTAAAACGGAGGAACTCGCTGCTCGCTTTGAAGTGAGCGACCGTACCATTCGCGACTGGCTGAAGGTGTTGAAGGATCACGAGTACATTCGCGTAACTCGCGCCCCTTCCGGGCTGATTTTGACAGTTCGAAAGTCTAAGAAGTTCCTTCACAGACCGGAAGAAAACTTCCGATCTGATCGGCAGAATTCTTCCGATCACTCGCCCGGAAATGGGGGTGATCGGAAGAAAAGTTCCGATCACTTTGCAGAGAGACCGGAAGAAAACTTCCGATCCAATAAAGATATTATAGCCTTTAAAGATCTTGCTGTTGTTGTTGTAGAAGATGATGACCCTAGTAAATCTGATGACGAGGGTATGCTGTTACCCAGGCATGGTGCCGCCCCCGCTGCCGCTGCTGACCCGGATGCCGACTCCGGGCAGTCAGGAGTATCGTTCACAGATTATCGTCGGATCATCACCGACAAGTTTATTTCCCGCCGAGCGAAGGGGACGTTTCTGTCTCCGAAGGACGAGTCTGCGCTTGATGAGATCGTCGCTTGCAAAATCCCCCTCGATACCGTCTTGCGAGGGATCGATAAGGCATATGACGAGTACAAGCCAAAGCACTATCGTGATGCGGTTCGCACACTGGACTTTTGCGTCCCAATCATCCTTGATCTGCATGTATCAGAGCAGCGAAAGCGTGAAACGTCAATAACGAAAACGCCGCGCAAGTCAAAGCAGCAACTGGAACTTGAAGACTTGCGGCGAAAACGAGAGGAGGCGCGCCAACGTGACCAGAGATGAGCTTTACGAAATTTTCGAGGAGATCAAGTCTGAGTATCCCTTTTTCGACGTGGGCGAAGAAAACTTCGAGCGTCATTGGCGTTATCTGCAAGATTTTTCATTCGAGGACGCACTGGCCAACGTTATTCAACACATCAAGACGACTCCTCGAAGACAGCCGGGCATCGGAGACATACGTGGCCAATTGGGTGACATGGTGGACAGTCAACGGAGCAAGGATGAAACGGCTACCTATTTCGGTAAGCTTGAGCAATGGAGCCGTAATAGCAGTCCGCCGCCGCCCGGGTTCATGGATGAGATCAGGGCGAAGGTGATGGGAGACACGGGTACGGTATGAGCATGATGGACGAATGGATGGACATGCCGGCGCCGGTAGACATGGAGGCAGAGCTTTCTGTTCTTGGTGCAGTCTTGCTTGAGTCCGAGTCATTTGTTACAGCTTCGGAAATTCTGCGTCCAGAGTGCTTTTACAGCGTCGCGCATCAGCGGATTTTTCAGGCAATGGCCGCGCTCAGTGAAGACGGAGAGCCAATCGACTTGACCACGTTGACCGCAAAGCTCCGGGACAGCAAGCACTTGGGTGAAGGTATTGACGTGCTTTACCTGACGCAGCTGGCCCATGCGGTTCCGACTGCAGCAAACGTGTCGTTCTACGCTGAACGTGTGGCGGAAGTGTATCGGCGTCGGAAGGCGATCGAGGTATCCACGAAGATCATGCGCAAGGCCATGGATCAGCCGGAGTCGGGCGAGTTTCTCTCAGCGCTGGAGACGGAGTTGACGGTGCTGGTCGAGCAATCGGCATCGAAAAAAGAGTTCCGGACGGTTCGTGACGTAGTCATGGATGTCATGGAGGACGCCGAGCACCGTTTTGTCAATCGCCAGATTAACCGTGGCGTAACCGGCATAGCTTCGCAATTTCCTGATCTTGATCGGATGACAGCGGGTTTCCAGAAGGGCGACCTGATCATTGTTGCAGCCCGACCATCAGTGGGCAAGACGGCTTTCGCGCTGAACATTGCTCAGAATGTAGCGGTGAATAGGGTAACGGACAACGACGTGATAGAGCTAGGGAAATCGGTGGCCATCTTCAGTCTCGAAATGTCTGCGGCACAACTTGTTCAGCGTATGGTATGTGCGCAAGGCAATATCGACGCAAGCCGTATGCGGACGGGCTACTTCGAAGGTGATGATTGGGAGAAGATGTCTCACGCTGCCGGAGAGTTAGGGTCGGCCAACATTTTCATCGACGACACTCCTGGCATAAGGGTTAACGAGATTCGTGCTAAGTGCCGACGGCTGAAGAAGGAAAAAGGGCTGGATATGATCTTAATCGACTATCTACAGCTTATCCAAGGCAGCGGCCGCAGCGGTGTGAATAGGCAGGAGGAAGTCTCTCAAATCTCCAGGACTTTGAAGCAGATTGCACGAGAACTAGAAGTGCCGGTCATTGCGTTGTCCCAGTTGTCGCGGGGGGTTGAGCAACGGCAGGACAAACGACCGATGATGTCCGATCTCCGGGAGTCTGGAGCCATCGAGCAGGACGCCGATATCGTTGCATTCTTGTACCGGGACGACTACTACGACAAGGAGAGCGACAGGAAAAACGTCATCGAGATCATCATCGCCAAGCAGCGGAACGGTCCGGTCGGTACGGTGGAGCTGGTATTCCTGAAGCAGTTCAACAAGTTCGTCAGTTTGGACCGCACATACAGCACCAATCCAGAGCCACCAGATCCGGGGGCGCCGCAGAACAGAGGTGGCCGCGTTCCAGATATGTATCGGAGGGGGAACAAAGGCGCATGAAGCCACAGCGAATTGACAATCTGTATCAAACCAAGCGCCGGCAGCTCATTTGGCACCGCGGCCGGATTGTCGGTGAAGTTTACACGCTGCCGCGGCGGCGGCGCCAAGGAAGGAGACTCGCAAAGAGATGATCGAGTTTACCGTTTTTGGCGAGCCGGTCGCGCAAGGGAGACCTCGTGCGAGTACTAAGAGCGGCTTTGTTCGGATGTACGATCCAGCCAAATCGCGAGACTACAAGGACTATGTCCGCCTTGCAGCTGCCGAGTACGCGCCTGCCAAACTCTTGGAAGGCCCACTGGCCGTCATGGTTATCGCATATCGCTCTATTCCCAAGAGTTTCAGCAGACGAAAGGCGACCGCCGCAGAAGCTGGTGAGATTTACCCGACCAGCAAACCGGATGCTGATAACTACCTTAAAGGCGTGAAGGATGCCTTGAAGGGCGTTATGTGGGTGGACGACAGCCAAGTCGTAGATGCTTATGCCCGCAAGCGTTATAGCTTTAAACCTCGCATAGAGGTCAAAATCAGACAAATGGGAGCGTGAATAGCATGGCTTACACTGAATTCAAGGCACTGTTGAAAAAGATCAATCTTAAGCCGAAGGGTGTAAAGGAGATCGTGCTGGAGGTTTCAGATGGCGCACTTTACGGGAAAATCGATATGCTTTCCGAAATGCTTGACGGAAGGGTTGCGATCGCCATCGATGCGGAAGTTGTCCGGTATAACGTCCAAATCAATACCCGGACCGAGAAGCCGATCAAATCGTACCGTGTCGACGAGCAGGGCGTCGTGTCCGAATACAAGCCGGAAGGCGAGCAGATTGAAATGGATTTGGATGTCGCCAAGCGTAATGATCTGATCGAGGTCGTCCCGGAGGAAATCAGTCGCGAAGTGGTAGATGACTTTATTCTTTCCGGGTTGGCACCGCGTCCGGAGAAACACTGGTATCCCATCCATGAGTGGGTCGCCCGCTTGGCTGCCGGCGAGACATATCTCAAATTGGCTAACGAAGCCGGCATGAGTAGCGGCCGTGTTGTTGATCTGATCGACGGGTACCGCGAGGACGTCGCGCCTTTGGCAGCCAAATGGGACGAGTGGTGCAAGAACAGGGCGGAGCAATTGGGTGCAGAGCCGGCGGACGACGAAGACGATGAATCCGACGATCCACATGGGATTGGCGACGAGGATCTGGACGACGGCGTCGGTCCCAATCACATCGATGACGAGTCTAGTGACGATGCTGAAGAGTTGGAGGATCTCGACAAGGTGGGCGATCCGGAAGACACGATTTCCGAATGGGAGCGTCAAGTCCTTGAAGGGAATGCTCCGAAAAGTGAGGGAGCATCCGAAAAGGGGAACGATCAGGCTGACATTGACGCGATCATCCTGTCCGAGCGCCCTAAATTTGAGGATATTCCCTATGACTTCCCGGCGTTACTTGAGCGTCGTAAGAGCGGAGAAACATGGGTTGAAATCGCCAAATCGATCGGTACGCGCAGTACGATTTTGTCGGCAGCTTGGTTGAAATATAAAAAGCGTGTCGCTGAGCAACGGGGCGGCGCCGCTTAATCTGGAGGTTCGTCATGAGCGATATCAAGAAGCGTCAGGCTACGCCCGAGGAGATCGCAGATTTGGATCGTAGGTTGCGTCTGAAATACGAAGGACCACCAGTTAAGCGGTGGGAGCCGATTCTGACCAAGGAACAGTATTTCGACAAAAGGGCCGCCGGCGAGCATCGGGAAGACCTCATTCTGAAATACTTCAATAACGAAACAGATAAGCTTGTGAAACAACTTCGAGGATGGGGCATACGATCGTGGAAAGAAGAGATGGCGGAGGTGGAGGCGTTGACCAATGGGAGCAGTACGGTTGCTACGATTACTAAGGAAGAGTATCTGCAGCGGCGACTTACTGGCGAAACCAGAACAAGGATCATGCGCTTGATCGGTGGTGCTCAGCCTAAATTCTATAAATTGCTGGAGTCTTGGGGCATTCGCGAACTGGATGCGGAAGAACGGGCGTTGGAGTTGCTGGCACCCATCAGGACAGCCAGCGAGGTCGATTGCCGGACTGCGGAACTCTTGGAGCAAAAGGCAACCGCTCGCGGGCTTATCGAATTAAATGCGCAGAATCAGCCAGCAGCGTCTCCGGAAGATGCAGCTTCCGCGGAAGCGAAGGAGGGGGAGCCGGCTGACGAAAAATCGGTTGGTCAAGAGATCCTCAAGCGCGTTGAGCAACGAGTAGAGGAGAAAGATCAAGCCCTTGCTCAGTTGCAGGCTGAGCGTAATGCTCTTAAGGCGGAAGTGGATAAAGCTGTTGAAGAAATCAGCAAACTGCTCGACAAACGCGGGGAAGATCTCGTTCGCTTCGAGAAAGCGACAATCAAGATTCAAGAGCAGGAAGAAAGAATTCGTGAGTTAGAGGATGATCTTTTGGAAGCTGGGGCGAATCATCTCGAGGCAGTAAACGAGGCACAAAACGGTCATGACCGCATTCAGGAGCTGGAAGAAGAGCGTAATATGTTGCTCCGGACGATCGAGGCAGCTGCGCTGGAGACTAACGAAGTCGGCTTTGTTACGATCCGGATGCCCGTCCTTCCTGTTTCGACGGCCAACGCCGAGCGGGCTCGCATCTACGATGCTGTTGAGGCGCTTGGAGCCGGAGTCGAGGCAGCCGAGATCGATCGGGAGCGTGTAATGCGGGAATTGTTCCTGCTTCTGCAGCGCGCTGTCAGTTTCGTCACGGCCGATCTGGCGGAGCTGCTCCCAGGGCAGGACGTAAGCGAACATGTCCAGAGATTCTTTCAGGCGCATAACGTTCGGCACAATGCGAGCGTAACGGCAATGCAAGAAGCGGTGTGACCACTAAAAGGGTGTTCAACATACATACAGAGGAGAAATTGACTATCTCTCCTCTATATGAGCTTAATATTATCCTCGGACGCCACCACCGGCACGGTTGCCTCTATGGTGGTCAGAGTCGTGATCTCGATCTCTATTTCGTTCGATTTCTCTATGAATGTCCCGCTCTATCCAACTCGGCTCTCTAGGTTCACGTCCTGACCGTGGACCAGCACCGGAATCACCACGAACCGGTGAATTAACTTTCTCAACATTGTTTGAATTATTTGTCGGCATTTTCTCAGGCTCCTTTGGATTAAGGTAGTTGTTCACTAATATGATGTGCAGAGTTTTATTGATTATCCAGGGATCTAATGGCGATCACAGGCTTCGGGGCGAAACGAACGGCTCTGGAACGGATCACCGGATCCAGTGGCCAGCCTGCGCACGGTATGAGGAGGGATCATCTTGAACACTGAGGAATGTATAGAGTTTTTGGGATACAAACTCGACAGGATTGACCAGCAGATGGTCGACCTGGCCGTGACGATCTTCAGCGGAGTAACCGCAACAAACGGGGGCATACAGGTAAATCTTAATCGTTTGGCCAGAATGGCCATTCCCAACCACCAATTGAAACAGGTGAAACGAGCGTGGGTAGTAGTCATTTGGGACGATACGAATGCCTATGGGACCTCGAAATTTGAGAATAGATCGTTAACCAAAGCACTCCGAGCGGCAGTGAAGTATGTGAAGAAGAACTAGGGGCTGCGAAATGAACGTCGATACAGGAGAATTGGTTCGGTTGAAGGAGCAGGAGCGTAAACGGCTTGTTTGCGGTGAATTCGAGCCGATCCCCGCGGAGCTACGGGCGGCTGCCGAGAAGAAGATGGCAGGGAGTGATTCCGCTGTCATAAGCCTGTCGTCGGGCGGCAAGCTGTCCAAGTGGGCGCGGCAGCAACGGAAGAAGAAACGGAAGTCTGCGCAGGACTCGCGCCGGCGGAATCGGGGGTAGCGATGGTCAGGATTACAATTCATTACGACGACGGCCGTCTGGACGAGGTTTGCGATGCAGCTCAGTTCATTCTTTTCCACGTTCCGCCGAGCGATAAAGTGGAGCAGCTCGTTATGACGGCGCAGTGTTCAGCAGAGTTTCTTTGGCAGTCCATAACCGAAGAGAATGCGCGTGGATATTACAAGCAAGCGTTCAAGGCGATGAGCCGGAAGCGACTGGGGGAGCGGCAATGAACGTGGGAGCGGTTATGGATCCAACTGACACATACAGATATTCGTTATGGCGAATTTGGAATGCAGATTTGCCGACGGTCCTCTTTATCATGCTGAATCCGTCAACAGCCGATGCAAATAAGGATGATCCAACCATTCGCCGCTGCATTGGATTTGCAAAAGCTTGGGGATTTGGAGCATTGGAAGTCAGAAACTTGTTTGCCTATCGCGCGACTGATCCGGATGAACTGAAACGTTGTGCTGATCCGATCGGTCCTGATAACGACAAGCACATACTCGAGGGAGCGCGGATAGCAGATAAAATCGTTCTTGCCTGGGGAACGAAAGGTTCATTGCTGGGACGCGGCCAAGCTGTTTATCAGATGATTGCCAAGTATGAGCCGGAATGTCTGGCTATCTCTGCTGATGGCCATCCGAAGCATCCGTTGTACATTAGAGCTGATCAACCGGCAATAGTTTATTCGAGGGGAGGGTAATATTTTGCACTGGTCTGATAAATACCCGCACGACCTATATGCCAGCGTATTGCTGCTAGACGGCAAGATCGAGAACTGGAAGGTTGTCGATTATCCGAAGAAAACACCGGGCATATTCTCAGGGTTTTGGAAGCGAGATCGTCTTAAGGATTATACTGTTCAGACGCAAAAGTGGACCGTGAACAACTTTCTTGAGTCTCAGGACGCATTCAACAAACATGCGCCTGCATGGTTCCGTCAGTGGCCGCATGCGGACGATTACATCGGTTTCCCGGCTTACGGTACACCGATGCAAGCCATCACCGTCTGGCAGCCTTGGGCGACACTGATCGCGCTGCGGATTAAGAGATTCGAGACGAGGGGCTGGCTGACGAAGTATCGTGGCCCACTGGCCATTCATGCAGCAAAGCATGTCGATCTGAATGCCAGCAGAGAGGACGCAATCAGATCAGTGTTGTCGGAATATGGATTTACATCGGACAACCTTCCTACAGGAGCAGTAGTTGCGACGGCCGTTTTGAATGATTGTGTGAAATCGGTAGACACCTGGACGGATGGATACATTCTCGAAAACGGAGTTTATGTCTATTCGCCTGAGTATGAATTTGGTGATTTCACACCTGGCCGCTTTGCGTGGGAGCTTACGGAAGTCGCGGCGCTGCAGAAGCCGATCCCGGCTAAGGGAAAGCAGAGGATATGGAATTGGGATGGAGGGTTCTTATGACCCAATCTAACGCACAACCATTATCGCGGGTGCAACGGCAAGCGTTGGAGTTCATCGAGATGTTCATCGCGAAAAACGGATATTCTCCTTCAACCAGGGAATTGGCTAGCGCAATGAAATACGAATCCTCTTCCACAGCTCACTACCTCTTGGAACGGTTGGAACGAAAGGGGTACATCAGTAAGGAGGCTTCAGGGCCTCGGACGATCCGACTGCTTATGCCCATTGCTCCGTCCGGAAGCGATTTGAATAATGAGGAAAATCGCCTTCGAAAAGAAAATGCCATTCTTATTCAGCAACTGGTAGTGATTGCAGAAGTCGCGACAGAAGAAACCGTTAAAGGTGCTGCTCGGCAGACTTTGAGGGACATCGGAGTCGAAATAGATAAATAAAAAGAATCCCCCGTGTATGCCTGGCAGCGACGCGGGGGAATTCATGGTTAACACTCGCCATCATTATAGCACAGACGGAGGATGGTGAGGAGGAATGGCAATGGTATGGCAGTCGGAGCTATTTCCGAAAGCAACTAAGGTTGAGATCCAGCGTACGAAGTTCCTGCTCAGCAAATACAGAAGCATGGAGCTGCTGATGGCGGATTTCGAAAAGCATGAAGAGGACATGCGTCAGGTGGCCGTTGACGGAGAGATCGCCCGGCGCATCGATCAGGAGGATTTACACGCCGACAAGACAGCGAATGCCGCGGTGCTTGCGGAGAAGCAGCGCTGGGTCTATCAGCAATACAGGTTCTACACACGACATCTTCAGCGGGCAGCCGTGCTGATCCATGACGAAGAGGCGCGGAAGGCAATCGAATTCCGATACCTGAAGGGATATTCCTTCACGGAAACCGTTTTGTTCTTCCGGAGCAGCATGAGCGACAGTACAATCCAGCGCAGGCTGACGGAGGGGACGGAGTCGATTGCGAATACGCTGAAGCTGTTGGGGTTCTTTGAGCGGGATGATGTGAGGTTTTGATATAAGGAACCAGCGGCAGTTCAGTACATATGTGCCCTAGCTGCCGCTATTGCATTTCATTATCTCTTTTTGGCTTGAGACAGTTCAAAATATCTAAAATCATAATATTGGCTCATGTAATCATTCCAGGAGAGATCTTCTTGTATTATGGAGAGTTCCTTAATGAGTACTGTCCTGTCCCAAAGCGCTACGTTTAATTTCTCAGCTAAATTTCTAGCTGGTTCGGTAAACCAGGAATTTGTTACCACTAAAGCCTCATCGCAGTCATAGAAATCCTTACCCGAATAAGCCTCTTGGATCGCTGAATTGTTTACTTTATTCTTGTAACGTTTGCATTGAACGCCGATTTTTGTTCCTTTCCTTGAAATAATCAAGTCGAGACCATCATCTCCGGATGCCGGAGTAAGCTGTACATTATACCCTATCCTTCTAAAAAAAGATGCCATGAATTCTTCAAATGCAAAACCGTCAAGCTTGTCTATTGTTTGAATTGATGATGTAATCTCTAAATAAGTCTGATAGTGATTTCGTACAAATTCACGTACTTTATGCTTTTCTATTTCTCGAATTCGCTCTATTTGTTCTCGAGCTGATGAATTGTAATCTTCCGTCGTATTTGACTTCTTTTGCTCATTTTGGATTACAAATAAAGCAATAGTTCCAACGACCAAGAATTGAATGATGACCAAGATTACGTCAAATACAAAAATGTTAAACTTTAACTCGTAATCGTTGCGATCTAGAAAGGTGTTTATCCAATTGTATAAGTATCCTCCAAATATCGCAGCGAGAAATATGTAAATGATGATTCCCGTAGAACTTTTTTCGAGAAAAGCTTCAAATTGCTCAGTTCGGGCCCTCTTACGAAACATCTTCGCATTTTGAACATAATAATCACGTCTGCGATCTGCTTCCTTCTCAACCTCACACGAAATGCAATAGAGCTGGATCTGATTTTCGGCCACTCGCTTAACCGCTATTTCGTTATGGATTTTGCATGTTCGCGTATGATTAGTTTTTGGAACGGCATTCTTAAAGCTAGACTCTCCTTGCCACTTAGTGCTTGTATATCCATAGTTTCTTCTTTTGTAATACAAGAAGCACACCACCTTGATGACAATTATTGCTATATACCGTATCATACACTGCAATCGATAATAGGGGAATGAAATGTCTGAACTTGACCGTACCTCGAACGCAAGTTGAACATCATCTGACGCTCTATCCGTGGTACATTAATAGCATGCCATACGAGGTTGACCACCTCACTCCTCTGTCGCCGCTCCGAAAGGGGCGGCAGTTCTTATTTATGTTAAAAGAAAAAAGGCAGCCATTTGGCTGCCAGTAAACTATGGTCTGTATTCAGTGCCAGAGCATTTAGGGCAAGGTGGAAGCCTGTCCGAATTATCGTCGAGAAGAACGCTTGTTCCACAATTTTTGCAAGTGTAAATTCCTATTCCTGGTTTTTCACCTGTTGTTGACATCAGTATCACCTCTTCTTTGTGGCATGTTTATTTATTGTGCTTGGTCTTATCTACGGGGACCCAAGTATTTCCGGGTTTGCTGGTGGGAGGCAGTGGCTTGCCTTCTATACCAGTAATCTCGGTCTTTCCGACAATACCGCCACGCGGCCCTGCTTCTTTGAATTGAGCGGAATCTGGCGGTTTTTGTCCAGGTCTGTACTTCTCAGCCATGACTTTTCACCTCCTTCTATGTACCTATTACGTCAGAAAAATAGAAGAGTTTCATAAATATTAACAAGAATGGATATGGGGAACTGTGTTGGAAAATGTGAAAATAGGTTGTCAGATCTATCGAATTATTGAAGTCGGGTGTGTCAGCAAATACGAACCTAGGAAAGGTGAGATCGATCTATATCACAGAGAAATCCGGATTGATAGGGGAATGACAAAGCTGGATAAAAGAGAAACGCTGATTCATGAAATAATCCACGGAATTGATGAATTTATGGGGATTAAATTAGAAGAATCGCAAGTGCGGAAACTTGGTGCGGGGTTAGCCATGGTGTTTCAAGACAATCCCGATTTGTATACAGACTAATCCGGACTCATCATCCCGCCATTGTCAGGCACTGTACTACTTGATGACCGAAAGTCGCGCTGAAAGCCTGAGAGGCTATTTTCAGCGCGCCCCATCCAAATCCGACATAACACAAGCATTTTCTTGACCATCGTCTAAAAATGTCTGATACTGGAAGATGATGTTTGATTATGGCGGGGGGCTGTAACATGAATAAGAATTCAAGAATTCAAAATCCTTTGACTGTAATCGCTATATTTGCAGGTCTTGCAGAAACGGCGGGCACAATTGTGTTGCTGGGACTCCCTCTTGAGATTCAACAAGTATTTGTATGGTTTGTAATGCTACTTCCGGTGTTGTTAATAGTTTCGTTCTTTTTGGTATTAATTTTCAAACATAAGGTGTTATACGCACCAAGTGATTTTTCAAATGATCAATATTTTATGGATTTATTGGAGTCAAAAGATAAGAAACTTCAAGAAGTTGCTTTAGCAGTTGAAGAGACTAAGTCTCTCGCTGAATCAATGTCACCAACTGATGCTGATAATATAAATGAATTGAAAAAGAAGCTTGAGGAAATTGAAGATACGGTACATAGTGCAAAAGAGGGTAACACATCTGAGTTTGAATTTTCGTATAAACTATATAAGAAAAATACTGAAGAAACAGAAAACACACTAATACAAATACTTAAATCGAAAGCACCTGCTGGATTAACTTTGGATGATATATGTATGAACATCGACAAAAGTCGTAGATTTGTAAGCATTATAATTAAACGACTAATAACCAAAGGGCTTGTGGTAAGAAGAGATGAAAAATATTTTATAACAAAGCATCATGCAAGTGCTTTTGATGAAGAATTAGTTTAGTTACCATTAAAGCATCCATTGGATGCTTTTCTTTTTGGAGGTGCACCATGAACATTCAACTCATTTCGCTCGACCGAATCAATCTGGCAGCCTACAATCCCCGCATCGATCTGCAGCCGGGCGATCCGGAATACGAGAAGCTGCGCCGCAGCATCGAAGAGTTCGGCTACGTCGAGCCGATCGTCTGGAACGAGAGGACAGGGAACATAGTCGGCGGCCATCAGCGATATAAGATTCTAAGGGCACGTGGCGATCCCGCAGTGGAAGTGTCCGTTGTCGACCTGGACGATCAGCAAGAACGGCTGCTGAACCTCGCGCTGAATAAGGTGTCCGGCCGTTGGGACGAGGAAGCATTGGCCAGGCTGCTGGATGAGCTGCAGGCCGGCGGCGCCGAGCTGGATCTATCCGGATTCGAGACTGAGGAAATCGGCGAACTGATCAGCGGGCTCCCGGCCGACTCAGATGTAGCAGAGCCGGTTGGCGAAGATGATTTCGACGTTGACCAAGCACTCAAGCAGATCAAGGTACCGGAGACGCGCTGCGGCGATGTGTGGCAGCTCGGACGGCATCGCCTGGTATGCGGAGACGCAACGGATCCGGAAGACGTGGCCATGCTCATGGACGGCGCCCGCGCAGCGCTGGTCGTGACGGATCCGCCGTACAACGTAGCCGTGGAGAGCGATTCGGAACGGCTGGCCGCCGACGGCCGTAGCTCCATATTGAACGACGACATGCCCGCGGAGGAATTCGCGGGCTTTCTTCATGCCGTCTTCCAGCGGTACGCCGTCATAATGGCACCGACTGCGGGGATCTACGTCTTTCATCCATCTTCGTATCAGAGACAGTTCGAGGATGCTATGGAGGCGGCCGGCATTGCCATTCGGAGCCAATGCATATGGGTCAAGAATGCCGCTTCGTTCGGATGGAGCCAGTACCGCTGGCAGCACGAACCCGTCTTTTACGCTCATCTCCGCGGGAAGGCCCCGGCGTGGTATGGCGACCGGCGGCAGACGACGGTGTGGCGTGCCGGATTGCCCGTGGAGGAGCCGGAGCCTTCGACCGTGTGGGAGGTTTCCCGCGGCGACGTCGGCAAGTACGTCCATCCGACGCAGAAGCCGTTGGAGCTGCTAGCCATCCCGATCGGGAACAGCAGCCAAGCCGGCGACGTCGTAGTGGATCTCTTCGGCGGATCCGGCAGCACGCTTATGACCTGCGAGCAAATGGGGCGGGAGTGCCGAACGATGGAGCTGGATCCGGTTTTCTGTGACGTAATCAAAGAAAGGTTCCGGACGGCGACAGGCATTGAACCGATGCTGATCCATCGTTCCGCGACAAAATAAAAAGGAGAGGCGCGCTAACGCCCCTCCCATCCGACCGGAAACACCCCGGCCGAGATCATGTACAGCCGTGGCCACGGTTACGAACACATGATCTCATATTCATCATAATGGGTGCCGAGGTGTTTGACCAATGCCGAATCAAGATGATTTGCTGCAGCAGCATGAGCTCGAGGTGTTGCTTGGCATTATGGAGACAAAGGAGCAGTATAGGAAGATCATTAAAGCGGCTGTCGCGCGCTGGGTGAAGGACTTCCAGGACAATCGGATCGAGATAACAACCGTCGACGATCTGCGGAAGCTGATTGAACTGGACATCGAGCTGCAGAAGGGAGAGCTCTAGTTTGTAGCTCGTCCTTCTGCACGAGAGACCTCTTCTGCAATTAGTAAGTGGGATATGATTTGAGTAAGCACCTTATTATTTATTCTCAGCCTGACGGCACTAAGCGAAAAAACAGAGTATAGACATACTGCTAGGAATATCAAGAAAAAGGTAGTCGCCCCATAAACGTCCCAGAGTAAACTCTGGTTCTCGGGAATTGTATTATCTCCACGAATTAATTCAATGGTAAGTGAAACAACAATTGGCATAAAGGTTATTAGGGGAATGACTAAGGAACTCGTTTGACTCACGGAATCAGCTATTGGGAGTTTCCGCTGTTTTTCCATGATTTTTAGATTAAGTAATGAATTTTCGAATTTATCTCCGTTCGATTCCTTTAATATTTTATACGCGCTTTTTAACCTGATAACGTCTTCGAAATCTTCAAGTTCATTATCATGAACTATTCTTGCAATGGGTTTGTCTAGCTTTATTAATTCTTTGTTTACAGATCTTCGTTCATAAATGAAGATGGCTAAAGTAAACCCAACAAGAAATACAATAGCTCCATACGCGATCAGTGGTATGTTCATTTGATCCCTCCTTCTAAATAGTATCGGTAATAAATCCCAAATAGTTTAGTGCGGGGGTGGTGGTATGTAGTGGGTAAAGAACGCAGCCCGAATAGAGACAAAGCAAAACAGATGTGGCTAGAAAGCGGCGGCAAGATGTTACTGAAACACATCGCCGCCGAGCTGGGAATCGGCGAGACGCAGGTCCGGAAATGGAAGAGTCAGGACAAGTGGTCCACCTATCTGAATAGTAACGTTACCGTTGAAACTAATAGTAACGTTACCAAACGAAAGGGAGCGCCCATAGGCAATCGAAATGCAGTCGGCAACAAGGGCGGCGCGCCGAAGGGCAACCAGAATGCCAAGGGGAACCGTGGCGGCGCCGGTGGCCCGCACGGGAACAAGAAAGCGGTCCGGACAGGCGAGCACGAGACGATCTGGTGGGATATGCTTGCTGATGACGAGCAGGAGCTGCTGGCGGGGATCGACACTGATCCCGTTGCCCAGGCTGACGAAGCGATCGCTCTGCTCTCTATCCGAGAGCGGCGTATGCTCGGACGCATTCAGCGCTTGACGGATGGTCTAACGGAGGAGCAGCGAAGCGTGCTTCGTGAGCTGCGGACCGTGAAAGAGGCGAAGCCGATTACCGATCCGAGAACCGGCAAAGAAACGACGGTCGTCACCGAGTCCGAGAAAATGGTTGTGTCCAAGATCGAAACGACAACTATTCGCATCCTTGAGGACATCCTCCGCATCGAGGATGCCCTAACCCGCGTTCAGGCGCAGAAACTGAAGGCGATCGAGCTGAAAAATAGGTTCGTGGCCGTGGACGAAGAAAAGCAAGTCCGAACGGCCATACTGCAGATCGAGCTACAGAAGCTCCAAGGCGGCGCCGGTGCAACGCAGAGCTGGACCGAGGCGCTTAAGCAGATTGCGGAGCGGCGTAAGGCAAATATGGCTGAGAAAGCTGCGGCGGTGACCGGCGATGAGTAAGCCGTACAACGTCGTATCGGATCTGGTTCATCTTCTCGACTTGTATTGGGACGATCCGGTTTCCTTCGCGCAGGATATGCTCGGAATGGATCCGGACGATTGGCAGCGCGAGGTCATGATGGACGTTGCGCAGTACCGATTGACCAGCGTTCGGTCAGGCCAAGGCGTCGGGAAGACAGGCGCGGAGGCGGCGCTTGTCATTTGGTTCCTGTGCTGTCGGCCGAACCCGAAGGTCGTCTGCACAGCGCCGACACGGCAGCAGCTCTATGACGTGTTGTGGGCGGAGGTCGCCAAGTGGCTCGAGTCGTCCATGGTTAAGAACTTGCTCAAGTGGACGAAGACGAAGGTCTACATGGTCGGCCACGAGGAGCGCTGGTTCGCGACGGCCAGGACAGCGACTCGTCCGGAGAATATGGCCGGCTTCCACGAAGACCACATGCTGTTTATCGTGGACGAGGCCTCCGGCGTAGCCGATCCGATCTTGGAGACGATTCTCGGTACGTTGACCGGGGAAGACAATAAGCTTGCGATGTTCGGAAACCCCACGCGGACTGCTGGGGTTTTTTATGATTCGCATAACCGGGACCGGGCGCGTTTTTGTACGCACAAGGTCGACAGCCGCGATTCAAAGCGGACGAGCCGTGAGAACATCCAGATGCTTATCGACAAGTACGGCGCCGAGAGCGACGTTGTACGCGTGCGGGTGTACGGGGAGTTTCCGAAGGCGGAAGCCGACTCCTTCATTGCGCTCGAGTTGGCCGAGTTTGCAGCCGGCGCGACCGTTGAGGAGGCGGGAGATACGCTGCACTTGGGTGTCGACGTCGCGCGCTTCGGTGATGACGAAACCGTCATCGCCCCGCGGATCGGTATGAAGGTCTACAAGCTCCGTTGTTACAACAAGCAGGATACGATGGTCACTGTCGGCTGGGTCATTTCGACAGCTCGCGAGATGCTGCGGAAGTATCAGCAGCTCCGGAAAGTCGAGATCAAGATAGACGACAGCGGCGTCGGCGGCGGGGTGACGGACCGGTTAAACGAAATCGTCTTGGAGGAACGGCTGCGGGGATGGCGGGTCACGCCGGTCATCAACGGGAGCAGTCCCACCAAGCATGCGACGGAGCATTATGAAAATCGCGGCACGGAGACCTGGGCGGATCTGCGCGATCTGCTGCAGGAGTCCCTCTCCAAGTACATTCAAGGGAAGCCGGCGGCGCTCGAGCTTCCAAACGACGATCGGCTCGTCACGCAGCTCTCGCAGCGGAAGTACCGCATGACCAGTAAGGGCAAGCTCGCTCTCGAGCGTAAAGAAGATATGAAAAAACGTGGACTGGATTCGCCTGACCGGGCGGATGCGGTTGTTTTAGCGTTCGTGGAGCCTGCGCGCAGCGGGGTCTATTTCCCGGATGCCTGATAACGAGAGGAAGGAGGAAATCACGTGTCATTGTCATTATGGCCAAACGGCGAACAACAGCGCGAGCTCGAAAATATCATCATCCGCGGCGCGCGGACGGCCGCAACGTTGGAGCAGATCATTCAGCTCGAGATCGGCGATTGGCGGAAGTCCGATAAGCGAAAGTGGATGGAGATCGGCGAGCGCTACTACCGCAATAAGACGGACATTAACGATCGGCAGCGAACAGCGATCAGTGCGAGTGGGGCCAAAGAGATTGTCGGTAACCTGGCCAACAACAAGCTGGCCAATGCGTTTGTCAGAAAACTGGTCGATCAGAAGACCGGCTATCTGCTTGGTAAGCCACTGAGTGTACAGACGGATAAAACGGCTTATGCAGACGAGTGGAAAGAGATATTCAAGCCGGATATGTTCCGCCGGCTGCAGAGTACCGGTAAGCAGGCCGTAAATGCTGGCGTTGCGTGGTGGTTTGTTCACTACGATGATGCCGGTACGTTGTCATTCCGCAAGATGAAGAGCCCGGAGATCATCCCGTTATGGGCCGACGAAGCTCATACCATCCTGGATGCTGTCATCCGCGACTACGAGGTCATCGTGTACGAAGGGCTTCAGCGTAAAACGGTCCGGAAGATTGAATGGTGGGATACCAGCGGGGTACGTCGATATGTAGCTGGCGGTACGGGGCTTATCCCTGACGTTGAGGCCGGGGCGGTCAGCTCCCACTTTACTGTCAAAGTTGACGACAAAGAGCATGGGATGAACTGGGAGCGTGTGCCGTTCATCGCTTGGAAATACAACGAGGAAGAGCAGCCGCTTGTCGAGATCATCAAGTCGCTTGTCGATGACTACGACCGGAATAAGTCCGATAACTCAAACAACCTAGAGGATCTGCCCGACGCGATCTTCAAGGTTAAGAATTTCAGCGGGACTGACCCGTCTGCGTTCAGAAAGAACTTAGCCATCTACCGTACAGCTTTTGTTGACGGCGACGGTGACGTTGATACGGTAAACCTCCATATCAATGTCGAAGCCTACAAGACGCATCAGGAGCAGGCTCGGAAGGACATTTATGAGTTCGGTCGCGGCGTCGATACGCAGGGCGTGGATATCGGCAGCGCGCCGTCGGGCATTGCGTTGAAGTTTCTGTATTCCGACCTTGATCTGGACGCGAGCATGATGGAGACCGAATTCCAAGCATCACTTGAGCAGCTCCGCTGGTTCGTCGACACGCATCTTTACAATAGCACTAAGGTGGATTACAGCGGTGAGGACCTATCCTTCATCTTTAATAAGGACATGCCGATCGACGAGACAGCAATCATCACGGCTATTAAGGACAGCGTCGGCATCCTATCCGACGAGACGCTTGTTGCGCAGCATCCATGGGTTAAGGATGTGCTGGCCGAGCTCGAGCGCATCAAGAAGCAGAAGGAAGAAGCCCTAAAGCGAATGGCCGACGGCTACGGTGGGCTCAAGCCTGATTCCGATCCGGACGGGGACGGGGGCGGCGGTGACGACGAATGAGGTCGGAGGATTACTGGGCGAAGCGGATGGAGGCGCTGAACGAGGCGGAGCTGCGGAAAGGTGAGGATTACCTTCGGAAACAGCAGACAGAGTACGACAAGGCAAAGGCCCGGATTAAACGGGACACGGAAGCTTGGTATGCGCGCCTGGCCCGAAACAACGGCCTAAGTATGGCCGAAGCCCGAAAGCTTCTGACGGCGAGTGAGCTGAAGGAGTTCCGCTGGAGCCTGGACGAATACCGTGAAGCCATCATCAAGCACGGCGGGGATCCGCGGTGGCGCAAGGCTATCGAGAACGCTCGAGCGCGGATCCATATCAGCAAACTGGACGAGCAGCACATCCGGATGCGTCAGGAGATCGAGTTGTTGGCCGCCAAGCGTGTCAAAGGCACGACCGATACAATGGGCCGCATCTACAAGGACGGCTACTACCGCGGCATATACGAGATGCAGCGCGGCAATGGCCGGGGTGTTCCGCCGACGCAATTGGACAAGCGGCAGATCGATCGCGTGTTGTCTAAGCCCTGGGCGCCCGACGGGAGCAACTTCTCTGCGCGGATCTGGATGGACAGAACGAAGCTTATTGCGGAGTTGGAGACGTCGCTCGAGCAGCACATCATCCGCGGCGAACAACTGCCGACGGTCATCATGGATTTTTCGAACAAGATGGATGTCAGCTTGCGAACGGCAGAAAGACTGATCCGCACGGAGGCGGCTTACTTTTCCGGACAGTCCCGTCTGGACGGTTACCGGGAGGCGGGCGTCGAACGGTACAAGTATGTCGCGACGTTGGATCACCGGACATCCGAGAAGTGCGAGGGCATGAACGGGAAGGTCATCCTCGTCAGCGAAGCGCGGGCAGGCGTCAACTATCCACCGTTGCACGCGTACTGCCGTTCGACGACGATTCCGTTTTTCGGAGACGTGGAAGAGACGAAAGAACCGGATGAGGCAAAGGAACCGGAAGCATTAAAGGATATGCTGGATGGCAAGCAGGCGAAACAGGAACAGGATCCTGAACCTGTTGATCTGGAAGCCTATGACGTGCCTCCTGAAGATACATTCAGCGATTGGGCGGAGAAGCACGCTCCGGTTGCGACGGAGAAGCCGGAAGCGTCGGAACCTCCATCCCCGGTTACGACGCCACAGGTAAAGGCTACAATTCCGGAACCTCCCCCGGCACTGACCCATGATGAAGAAGCTGCGGTCACGCGCTACATCGGCGGACAATCATATACGCTCAACGACAAATTGCGCCGAGGCGAACCCCTCGACAGCAACGAGATGCAGTGGGTCGAGAACTTGGACAAAGCAATCAGCAAACTGCCGAAATATAGCGGTGATGTGTCCCGATCGCTTCATTTCGCTTCGAGTGCAGCCTTGGCCACATTCATGCGAGACGTCAAGCCTGACAGCGTGGTACAATATTCTCAATACATCTCGACGACAGCGGGCGCATTGTACACTCCAGGAGCGCAGGTTCATTTCTATATCCTAGCGGCAGCGCTTGGCTCAGATCTTCGACAGATCAATTCGGGCGAATTGGAAGTACTGTATGGCCGTGACTTTCCGTTCAAGGTGCTTGAGATCGAGCAGATTAATGGAGTGTACCACATTCTGTTGCAGGAGCTGATGAAGTGAGCGACGATAAGAAGCCGTTTTCTGATCCTCGTTGGAACGATACGTCAAAGCCGAAGGTAATTGGTCATTTCGATCGCACTGATGAAGAGCGTGCTACGGATAAGAAGAAATTTCGAGAACACCTGAAGAAAATAGGCGTTTTGAAAGAGTGAGGCACTCCCGCATACGCGAGGGTGCTTTTTTTGTGGGCTCCGGCTGAGACTGCCGGGGCCTAATCGTCGTTGCCTGCGGCGCAAAATAAGAGGCCATCACCGGTCGCAACCGGGACACCAAGCGAAGATGATAGGGAGGAAATTGGCGTGAATAAGGAGCAATTTGTAGCACTGGGCTTGTCTGATGAACAGGCGGAGAAGGCTGCGGTGGCATCCGCTGAGGAACTAAAGGGGTTTATTCCGAAGGCGCGTTTCGACGAAGTGAACACGGCCAAGAAGAAAGCCGAGGACGATCTGAAGGACCGCGACAAGCAACTGGAAGATTTGAAGAAGACCAACGGCGATGCAGCGGAGCTGACGAAGAAAATTGAGACGCTGCAGGCAGAGAATAAGGCGGCCAAGGAGAAGTATGAGGCTGAGGCGAAGGACATGCGCTTGAACACGGCGATCGACAAAGCGCTGGCCACGGCGAACGCCAAGCATTCGGATCTTCTGCTAGGCAAAATCGACAAGACCAAACTTGAGCTACAGGAAGACGGCACAGTGAAAGGGCTGGAAGACCAAGTCAAAACGCTGAAGACATCGTACAAAGAGCTGTTTGTAGAAGAGTCTGCCGGCCAATTCCAGTTCCGCGGCGCGAACCTGTTCGAAAGCGGCGGTTCCAGCGGCGGTGGTGGCGGAAAGGACAAGGCGGCTGACTTCGGGAAGAAGATCGCCGACTTTGCAAAGGCCAATTCTGCCACGAGTGATGCACAGAAATCTTATTTTGGAGGTTGATAGGCAATGAGCAAATTTGTCACTACGACATACGGCAACCGGAAGGAGATCCTCAAGTTCCCGGATCATTACGTCAATATGCCCGTCACTGTCGATGATGCCGGCGTGACGGCGAATGCGGACGGCAAGAAGATCGTTCCCGCCGGCACCATCATGGGTGGTGGTGTAATCGCCGATCCATCGAAGTTGGTCATCAAGTCCAACGATGCAAATGCTGAGGGTGTACTGTTTGACGACGTTGATGTTTCTTACGGACCTGCGCCGGGTGCGTTGACGATTCATGGATTCATCGATCTAGCCAAGCTGCCGGAAGCACCGGACGCCGCTGCTGTCACAGCGCTGACGCAAATCGTATTTATCGCCTAACGGCGGAAAGGGGATCAAGCAAGCATGCCTACTATTTTTGATTATGTGACTGCGCCGGCACTCGCCGCCTACATCACCAACAACCCGAGCAACAACATTCCGTACCTGGGGGCGACGCTGTTCCCGCCGAAGAAGAAGCTCGGACTTGATTTGTCCTGGATCAAGGGCGCTCGCGGCGTACCGGTTTCGCTGCAGCCTTCTGCGTTTGACGCTAAGGCGACGCTGCGTGATCGTATCGGCTTCAGCAAAGTCGAGACGGAGATGCCGTTCTTCCGTGAAGCCATGAGGCTCGGTGAAAAAGATCGCCAGGAACTGCTCCGGCTGCAGGACAACAGCAATGACCAGTACATTATGCCACTGATCACGCAGATTTTCGACGATCGCGCTCAGCTTGTAGCCGGTGCGCAAGTTATTCCGGAGCGTGAGATCATGCAGTTGCTGTCCAGTGGGCAAATTCGGATTACGTCAGCTCAAACTAGGCAGGATTACGACTATGATTATCAGATGGACAGTGATCACATGGAGACGATCACGGATAATGCTCAAAAATGGAGCAATCCGACAGCACCGATCGCGGAACTCATCCCTGAATGGCAGGATACAGTTGAAGGAGATACGGGCACTCGGCCGGTTCGAGCGATCTGCACTCGGAAGACCTGGGGCTACATCATGAAAAACCAGGGTTTCCTTAAGGACATGAACCCGGTCGGCTGGGAAAACGTTATTGTGACCAATGACATGATGCGGAAATACCTGCTGGACAAATTCGGACTGACGATCGCTGTGTACAACAAGAAATACGCTTTGCTCGACGGCAGCACTCATTTGTTCTACCCGGATGACTACTTCACGTTGATCCCGGACGGTAATCTGGGGAACACCTGGTATGGCACGACGCCGGAGGAGGCTGACTTGATGGCCGGCGCAACGGCTGCCGAAGTACAGATCGTCAATACGGGCGTGGCAATCACCACGATCAAGGAACCACATCCGGTTAACGTGGAAACCATCGTCTCCGAGATCGTGCTGCCTTCGTTCGAAACGATCGATACGATCTTTATCGCGAAAGTTGCTTAAGGGAGAGGCTTCGGCCTCTCTTTAATAATGAAGGAAGAAGGAGATAGACATGAGGAAACCCAAAGAAGGAGACCCCAACGCGGAACAGCAACTATTACCGGGAACTGGAGACCAACCTCCGGTCGACCCGTTGAACGGAGGTGCCGCCAATGGAGAAGGGACAGCGGGCACGGCCAGCGCGTCTCTGGAATTGCCGTCGGCGCTCATTAACGTGGTCTTGCTGAAAAACATCCGTCGTCAGGATCGTGTTTGGAAGAAAGGCGAAAAACTGCCCGTCTCTGAAGATGAAGCACGTGTACTCATCGGTGCGAAGCTGGCCAGGTTGCCGGAGTAAACACCATGATCACGACAGTGGACGTCTGGCCGATTGTTAAACTTCGTCTCGACCTTCCGGACGACGCAAGGAAGCCGCTCGTCGATACGTACATTGCCGAGATAGAGCGGCGGATATTGCACGATATCAATCATCGCAGGATACCAGAGGGCCTGCTGTACGTTTGGGCTAGCATGGTCGTGGATGCCGTGCGTGTCGATCTGCCTCATGTCGACGAGGTCGACGCCACGGTCGGGGGTCCAGCCGGAAGCATCAAGGTGGGCGACACGTCCGTCTCCGGCGGAGGTGGATCCGGAGGCGGCCTGGCCAATACGGCCAAGTCCGTTATTGATCAGGTCGTATTCAACTATCGCGCCGACTTGAATCATTACCGCCGAATGACATGGGGGATGGGCCGATGATCAATTACCGCCGACACCGCCGAGCAATCGAGCGCATGTATGAAGACCGGGCGACGATTAGCCGCCATACGCCGGAGAAGGATCCAGTGTCGAAGGAGACCAAACAGGTGCTGCAGCAAGTCTACGAGGACGAGCCCTGCAAGCTTTCGCAGACCGGTCTTCCGCGAAATGGCCAGACGGAGGCGCAGAATGATATTCGGTACGATGTGAAGCTGTTCATTGCGCCGGAGTTGGAGATTCGGCAGGGCGACGTCATCGCTGTGACGCGAGTAGCTACCGGACAAGTGGAGAAGTTCTCCGCAGGCAAGCCGTTCCCTCCTTATTCATCTCATCAGGAAATCTACCTGACAGCTAAGGGGTGGGCGTGATGCATGGGATTATGGATTCTCGGCCTCCCGCAGCGGCGGCCGTCATCACCTTGAAGATTCATATGGTTGATGGAAGCACCTTCGTACAGGAGTTACCTGTTGATGACGCTGATGGCGTACAGGAGTTTCTGGATTGGTTCCGACAGCCCGGCCGAAATAAGGTTTGGACATGGCAAGTTCCGAGCAGCGTTTCCTTGCATGCTCTGCATCATCCCCACATCATGGCGGTGGACGTCGACGGCTATGTCGAGCCGGACGGCCGCACTTCCCGGTGGTATGAGAGGCTGCTGGATCGGATCAGCCTTTGGTGGCGATTCCGTGGCTAACCTGGGGAGCTTCGATTTTTCAGAGATGGTGAAATTTCGCGACAAGCTGGTCGACATGCAGAGGCACTTTCCCGAGTTTATGCGGAAGTGCCTTTTTCGTTTGGCCAGTGAGCTAATGGAAGAGGTTGTCCCGCGAACACCATCCAGCAACGGAGATCTGCGCCGCGGATGGACGCTCGGGGAGCTGCGCCCAGCCGGAGACGGGTATGAAATCGAGGTCTATAACACCGAAGAGTATTCATTTTACATCGAAAATGGATTTGCGGCCCACTGGGTTCCCGGTAAATGGGTGGGCAATACCTTCTATTATATTCCGAACTACAGCCCGCCGAAGGGCGAGCCGGCGGGGATGTACGTCGGCCCGAGAAATGGATGGGTTGAGGGCAAGTTTATGCTCCTGATCTCAAGCGAGCTGCTCAAGCGAAGGATACCCGCGATTATGGAGCGCGAGATGCAGCGATTTATCGAGCGGTTTATGAGGTGATGCCATTGTCGCAAGTCAGTTTTAACTCTGTCCGGTACGCGGTTCACGCTGCGTTGGATGACACCTTTCCGGAGATCCCGATTTCGGGAGAGGAGATCCCGCAGGGGCTCGAGGCGCCGTATTTCTACGTCCGACTTCTAGAGCCCGGCCACACGCGGGAACTGGGGCGGCGGTATAAGCGCCGGTATCCATTCGTGATCCGTTACTTTGCCATAGATCGGCAGAATGACGCGATGTACAGCATGGCCGAGCAACTCACGGAGGCGTTGGAGCGGATCACGGTTGGCGGGTGCCCGTGCGATGGACATGATATACGGTTCCAAATCGAGAATGAGGTGCTCTATTTCTGGGTCACGTATTCGCTGTTTGTGTGGAAGCCGCGGCCGGATGATCCGAAGATGGAGACGCTCGAACAGCATGGAGGGATTAAGGATGAGTCGTAAGGAAGAAGCCAGCGCACAGCCGGCGAAGCATAGCAAAGCTAGTCTGCTGCAATCTAAGCGGTTCACGCCGCAGCAGAAGGACTATCTGCGGGCGTTGCTGCAGGACGGCGAGATGTACAGCGTCGTCGAAGCCGAGCAGCTGCTTCAGAGATATTTGAAACAGGAGGCGAAGTAAAAGTGGCTGGAGGCACATGGACTGTACAAAATAAAGTGCGCCCGGGCGTCTACACGAACATCGTGACCGCACCGAAAGCATTGGGCACGTTAGGCGAACGCGGCATAGTGTCGATCCCGTTGCTGCTGTCGTGGGGCGCGCCGAAGGTAATCACGACGATCGAAGCCGGCGAGGATACGGTGGACAAGCTTGGCTATCCAATTACGGACGCTTCGTTGCTGCTTGTCAGGGAGTCGCTGAAGCGTGCGCAGAAGCTGCTCCTTTACCGCGTCAACACCGGTACGAAAGCAACGGCCACCGGCGGCAACCTGACGATCACGGCCAAGTGGGGCGGCGTGCGCGGGAACGACTTGACGATCGTCATCGCGGAGAACGTCGATGACGAGAACTTGTTCGACGTGAAGACGCTCCTGAACGGAGATGAGGTTGATTCTCAGTCCGTGGCCAACATTGCGGGCTTGATTGCGAATGACTGGGTCGTTTTCGGCGGTACCGGGGCGCTCGCGGCTTCGGCTGGCATCCCATTGACCAGCGGTGCCGACGGCAGTGCCACGAACCAGGATTATCTCGACTATCTGGCCGCGATCGAGGCGCAGGACTTTAACACGATCGCGCTGCCGTCGACGGACGTCACGGCGAAAGGGGCATTCACGTCCTTCGCCAAGCGGCTGCGGGATGACGAGGGGAAGAAGATTCAAGTTGTTCTGGAGAATTACCCGTTCGCGGACTATGAGGGCGTGATTTCGGTCAAAAACGGCGTTATCCTAGACGACGGCACGACGCTAACAGCTGCGCAGACCACGGCGTGGGTGGCTGGTGCGACGGCTGGCGCCAACGTAAATGAATCGCTCACGTATGCGGCATACGAAGGTGCAATAGATGTGGCCACGCGATACACCAACAGCCAGATCATTGCCGCTCTGCAGGCGGGCGAGTTCGTGTTCACGCCGAACAATGGCCGGGCCGTTGTTGAGCAGGACATTAATTCGCTGACAACGTTCACACCGGACAAAGGTAAGCCGTTTAGCAAAAACCGCGTCATTCGTGTGCTGGACGGCATCAACAACGACTTCGTCCGTATCTTCTCGCAATTCTACATTGGCAAGGTGTCGAACAATACTGATGGCCGGAATCTGCTTCGAGCGGAATGCGTGAACTACTTGACCTCGCTCCAGAACATCAACGCTATCCAGAACTTCGACAGTCAGACGGATATTGCCGTTGCGGCGGGCAGTGATGTGGATGCTGTCCTGATCGAGGCGGACATTCAACCGGTGGATAGCATTGAGAAAATCTATTTGACCATTACGGTCCAATAAAGGGGGCCTTCGAGTGACTTTTTTCAGAGAGAATGACGCAATCAGCGGCAAGCAGGCCCGGGCGATCGCTACTATCGGCGGAAGAGTTGAAGAACTCTTCTACGCCAAAACCATCGAAGCGACGATTGAGAAGAACAAGGTCGATGTTCCTGTTCTTGGTCGTACGAATACACCGCAGCGCTCGGCCGGCTGGAAAGGGAGTGGCACACTGACAGTATATTATGTGACATCGGTATTCCGTCAGCTCATGCGTGATTTCGTCAAAACTGGCAAGGACTTTTGGTTTGATTTGCAGATCATCAATGAAGACCCGACATCGGGAACCGGCAAACAGACTGCCATGCTGCTTAAATGCAACCTCGACAGCGTCATCGCAGCCAAGTTTGATGCGACGTCCGACGACATGATGGACGAGGAAATGCCGTTCACGTTCAGCGATTACGATCTGCCTGATTTGTTCAATTCGATCTCGGGCGCTTAACGACGCCCATTTATGATAAGGAGTGATTACAATGAGTTTACAAGAATTTCTGAACGCGAACCCGGTCGATAACTTGACCGATGAAGTGGTGGTGTCCCCGCGGTTTAAGGACGGAGAAGGCCGTCCGTTGAAGTTTACCATCCGTGCAATGACGTCGCAGGATTTTGATGGAATTCGTAAAGCGAGCACGGAGATCCGAAAAGGCCGCAAGGTTGAGTTTGACGCGCAGCGCTTTAATCTAAAGACGGTTATTAACCATACGGTGGTCCCTGATTTTAAGGATGCGGCCAGCATTCAGAAGCTAGGCTGCCGCACACCTGAAGAGTACGTGCAGCGCGTGTTGCTTGCTGGCGAGGTGACGACGCTAGCCAGCGAGGTTCAGAAGCTCAGCGGTTTTGACGTTGAGATGGAAGACTTGGTAGAAGAGGCAAAAAACTGATTCAGGAGGGCGATAGCGACGCGAACTATGCGTACTATGCCCTCCATAAGTTCCATAAATGGCCAAGTGAATTTCTTGGACTATCGCGCGAGGAGAAGGCTTTTGTTATGGCTGCCATTGATGAACGGATTGATAAGGAAAAGAGGGAGGCAGCGAAAGTGAAGAGGAAATAGCCCAGACTCGCTTTTTGTGGTAATATGTAGAAAAAAAGGGGGTCGCAAGGTGAAGAAGGGATTTATCTGGTGCTTACTTCTTTCTTTGGTCTTGGTTGTTGGATGCTCGAAAACGGAACCACAAGAGAGCCAACTTACTTTGAACGATGTCATTCAGACATTCAAAGAAAAGGGATATGAAGTGGATTCAAGCGAAAAGCCGATGTTTCAAGCCATTGGAGCTGATGATGGTGTCATTTTTTACATCGAAAATTCTCCAGTAAAAATCTATCAGTATCCGTCGACAAAGGATTTGGACAAAGCCAAATCTAGCAATAGTCTTTTAAAGGATTGGCCTTTCAATGGTCGGTTCTTGCTGGAAACAAAAAATGAGGATGCTATTAAAATTTTCAGCGATTTAAAATAGAGAGATCGTAAATCCACACCCTTCGGGGTGTTTTTTATTTTTCGGGAGGTGCGACAGGTGCCTACGATATCAACGACTTTGCGCTTGATGGACCGATTTGCACAACCGTTGCAGAAGGTTACAAATCAAGTCAACACAGTGATTGTAGCGCTTGAGCGAATGAGGCGGCTGATCGAAAGACCGGCCAACCTTAATTTGAACATCAATACGGCAGCAATCAATGCAAGACTAAGTGGTATCCATGTAGCTCCGATCAATGTGACGGTAAGGTTAAATACCGCACTAGCATTGGCGCAAGCCGCTACGCTAAGGGCGCAGATCATAGCCCGGATTGGCACGATAACTGCTACAATTCAGCTCAGTAGCAACATCACATCCTTACTCAATCAACTTATTACGCTCGTGCGGCAATTATCAGAAGCGGTGCGTGATATTCGACCTCCATCAGGCGGTGGAGGCGGAGGAGGTGGAGGCGGCAGTGGTGGTGGCTTTGGATTTGGTGGTCTGGGTGGTCTTGCCGCCGGGTATCTCTCGTTCGCTGGAGTCGGGTCAGCAATGCGTATCAGCGATGAGTACGTAAACACAAAGGCCCGGCTGGACTTAATCAACGATGGGCTGCAGACGACAGACGAGCTTCAATCCAAGATATTTGCGGCAGCCGATCGCGCTAGGGGTAGCTATGCCGACATGGCCGGCGTTATTGGTCGTATGGGGACGCTTGCGTCGGATGCCTTCACAAGTAACGATGAACTGATCGCTTTCTCTGAGCTTATGCAGAAATCCTTTCGAGTGGGCGGATCGAGTACCATGGAGCAACAAGCCGGCATGTACCAGCTCAGCCAAGCGATGGCTGCTGGAAAGCTGCAGGGGGATGAGTTCCGGTCCATTATGGAAAACGCGCCTATGCTAGCCGCAGCAATTGCTGATTTTACCGGGAAGAGCAAAGGCGAACTCAAAACGATGTCTGCGGAAGGTACCATTACAGCCGACATCATCAAGGGCGCAATGTTCGCCGCAGCTGACGACATCAACCGTAAATTCGAAACAATGCCGCGGACGTTTGGGGACATTTGGAATGAGGTGAAAAATTCCGCTTTACAGTCGTTTGGTCCTTTGATTGAGAGGGTTAATGCTTTTCTGAACAGTGATGCGGGTGTTCAGTTTGGAAATAGCCTTAGCCAAGCGATTCAGAGAGCAGCGGAAGTGATCGACATGCTTTTAACGGCAATGTCCAACGTATACACTTTTGTCTCTTCGAACTGGTCGACAATTGAGCCGGTCATGTGGGGCATCGTTGGAGTGATGGGGGCCTACCTGGCTATTACCAGAGCTATTACGATTGCTGAGGCGATTAAAAACGCAGTGATGAATGCAAACCCCTATGTACTGATCGCGACAGCGATTATTGGATTGATCGTTTGGCTCGTGAAGCTTTGGCAGACCAACGATAGATTTGCCGCAGGACTCTACCGCGCATGGAATTCCATTCTCGGCTTTTTTGACCAGGTGCCAATTTTTTTTGCGAAGGTCGGTTATGGCATCGCTAACGCGTTCCAGGACGCTAAAGTTAAAAGCCTCCAAATCATGGAGGACATGATTAACGGAATCATAGACGGCATCAACTGGATGATTGAAAAACTCAATCAAATCCCCGGCGTAAGCATGAAAGCGATTGGTAACGTCGAATTTGCATCGCAGGCAGCGGCAGAGGCCGAGGCGATTCGCCAAGCCGGGGAAGAGGCTGTGAAGACAATGCAGGGTAAAGCCGCAGAAAAAGCAGCTGCTCGTGAGCAGAAAGTGCAAGATATGCTTAATGATCGCCAGGCCAAACGTGCAGCTGAAGAAGCCGAACAGGCCAAACGGGATGCTGAAAAAGCCAATGAATCAACCTTTAAATTTGGTGGCGGTGGCGGTGGAATGCCAAACATCAACAAGGTGGGTGAAGTCGGCAAGATTCGAGATACTGTCGATATCTCCAGCGAGGACATAAAGATGATGCGAGAACTGGCGGAAATGAAGAACATTCAGAATTTCGTGACGTTGACGCCTCAGGTTAGCTTTGGCGACACGCACGTTCGCCAGGATGGCCGATCAGTCGATGAGATCATTGCCAACATCAGCGACCAAATGACGGAGGCTATTGCTTCTGGAGCAAGAGGAGTGTATGCGTGATGACCTATGGTATCTGGCTATCTTATAACAACCAGCAAGAAGGTTTCCAACTCCCCCTCAATCCGAGCAGCATCGAGGTCAGTGACGGAAGCAAAGGGGCGACCTACGATATCGTTAAATTGGGCGAAATCAACGTGATCAAGAATCCTAAGCTAACAACCTATCGGTTCAGCAGCATTTTCCCATCACCAAATGCACGCAGTTACTTTGTGGGTGATCGATATGTGGATCCGCTTACGAGTGCTCCGATTCTTACATCCGCTCGAACAGGCGCGTCTGATGGATCTGTAAAAGTCAAAGTGAATCCCTATGTGGATTATTTAACAAGATGGATGGCGACTAAGCGGCCCATACGTTTTGTTTTTACAGGGGATACATTCGATATTAACCAAGCTGTCAGTATTGAGTCGTTTGAGTGGAAGGAAGCGGCCGGTAGTTCTGGAGATATCGAATATACGCTCACATTGAAAAAGTACATTTTTTACGCCGCGAAGCGCGTGATCGTTAAGGCAGCGGCAACCGGTGGAGGAAACAAGATAGCTAATGCAGACAATCCCCGTGCTGATGACCGGGAGAAGCCGAAGACGTACACGCTTCGTGCCGGAGACACGCTTTGGAAAATCGCTAAGAGTGTGCTCGGGAACGGGGAGCGGTGGAGAGAGATCCAGAAGCTCAACGGCCTGACCGATGCACAGCTTAAGTCACTGGCGGTTGGGAAGGTGCTGAAGTTGCCGACGTAGGGGGGATCATTGTGATTAAGCTGCTGATGGACAATAAGGACGGCGAGCTATGGGATCTTTCCGGTATCGTATCGGATATCTCTTGGAAAACGACGCGGATCGGCCGACCTGGCAGTTTGGAGTTTACTCTTGTACGGAATGGCATTTATCAGGCAAAGGATTTTAAGATCAACACCGGAGACGTGGTAAGCTTTCGCTATGATGGCGCAAAGGTCTTTTACGGTTACGTGTTCAAGATCTCTGAGAGTGACGACGAAGCAGTAAAAATCCTTTGCTACGATCAGATTCGGTATTTGCAAAATGCCGGCACATACGCATTCGCGAATACGACGGCTTCGGACGTGTTGCGCCGGATCGCCAGTGACTTTGAGCTCAAGCTTGGACATCTCGACGATACCCGGTACGTCATACCTACGTTGATCGAGGACAACCAAAAGCTGATCGACATCTTTTGTAAAGCACTCGACCTGACGTTAATCAACGGGGGGCGCACTTATCTTTTGTACGACGACTTCGGCGCGCTATCGATTCGAGATTCCGAGAATATGCTGCTTGACTTTGTCATCGGAGACCGCAGCCTCATGACCGGTTATGGTGCTGAGCGCTCAATCGATAGCGACACGTACAACCGCATTAGACTGTACCGAGACAATAAAACGTCAGGCAAACGAGACGTGTACATCACACAGGACAGCGATAGTATCGCTAGATGGGGGCTGCTGCAGCTCTCGCAATCCGTTGACGAGAACATGAATAAGGCTCAAATCACCCAGTTGCTAGATTCGCTTATCGCGGTCAAAAACCGGGAAACCCGCACGCTGAAAATTGATGCAATTGGCGATATCAGGGTGCGCGCCGGCTGTTATGTGTCAATCGTTATTAGTGAGAGAGGAATTAACCAGCCTTTCCTGGTCGATTCTTGCAGTCATCGGTTTGACGGAGGCTCCCATACCATGTCTTTGGAGTTGAAGAACGTATGAGTATTGAAAAGCTGATGGGCGCGATTAAGCAGGCGAGCATGGGAGTGGTAGAGGCGGGGGCGCCGGTCGCCGTTCGGGTCGGCACGATCAAGAGCGTATCGCCGCTCGCGGTAACCATCGACCAGCGGCTGACACTTACGTCCGAGTTTTTGCTCCGGACCACTTCCACGCTGCCGTTGAAGGTGACGATAGGCGGCACGGACTACCCGGTGCGAGATGATCTGCAGGCTGGCGATAGGGTCGTTCTGCTTCGCGTCCAGGGTGGCCAGCAATATGTCATATTGGACAAGGTGGTGGACGGATGATACCTGTTGGTGCATCGATCGCGGACATGGTGACGGAAGAGGTCGCCCAGCCTTCCCGCACGTATAAGCTGGACTTCGTGCGCGGGCGCATTGCTGGCATGACGGATGGCCTGGATGCGGTGAAACAGACCGTGGTTAAAATTCTGCAATCGGATCGTTTCCGCTATGCGATTTATTCGTTTGATTACGGCCATGAACTCGGCGCGGTCTTGGGCGGAAATCCTCAGTACGTCCGCTCGGAGGTGTCACGGATTATTCAGGAGGCGTTGCTTCAGGACGACCGCGTTATCGCGGTACAAAATATGCAAGTGACCGTTGAAGGAGACAGCCTGACGGCGTCTTTTCTTGTCGTTTCTACGGAAGGAAGTTTTGAACAAGAGGTGAGCCGAAATGTATGAGCACATGACGTTTGACTTTATTCTGCAGCGGATGCTCTCCCGGGTGTCGGATACGATCGACAAAAGGGAGGGCAGCGTTATTTATGATGCATGCGCGCCGGCGGCCGCCGAGCTGGCACAAATGTATATCGAGCTCGACGTCAATTACAACCTCTCCTTTGTGGACACGGCGAGCGGCGAGTACCTGAGCAGGAGGACATCGGAGTTTGGCGTTAACAAGGCTGGGGCGACGCCGGCCGAACGCAAGGGGCTGTTTTACGGCACGGGGAATACGCTGATGGACGTGATGCTGGGCGGCCGGTACGCGATCGGGGATCTGACCTTTGCTGTCAAAGAGCGCATCAGCGCCGGCACGTATCGGATGGCGTGCGAGACGCCGGGTACGGTCGGCAACGAACAGTTCGGCGCGCTGCTGCCGATCGATTACGTCGCCAACCTATCCAGGGCGGTACTGGTCGAGGTGCTGGTGCCGGGCGAAGATGAGGAATCGGACGACGCGCTCCGGCAACGGTTTTATGCCGCCGTCAACGAGCCGGCATTCGGCGGTAACGTCTCAGATTACAAGCAGCGGGTCAACAGCATTCCGGGCGTCGGGGCGACCAAGGTCTACCCAGTGTGGCAGGGCGGCGGGACCGTCAAATGCACGATCATCGCCGCAGACTGGACACCGCCGTCGCAAACGCTGGTCGACGAGGTGCAGACGATCATGGATCCGACGGTCAACGGCGGGCAGGGGATCGGTCAGGCGCCGATCGATCATCTCGTGACCATTGCCGGCGTGACGGGTCTTACAATCAATGTGGAGACAACGCTTACGCTGGCGGCCGGCGTGACGCCAGGTCAGGTGCAAGCGGACGTCGAAGCCGTCGTTGCATCTTATCTCCTTGAGCTCCGGCGGGATTGGGCCAACCAACAGCAGCTTATTGTCCGGACCGCTCAGGTTGATGCGCGCATCCTGACCGTGACCGGTATCGAGGACGTGGCCGGAACGGAGATCAACGGGGATGCCACGAATCTGACCCTCGGAGCGGACGAGATTCCCACGGCGGGGACGGTGACCATCCATGGCGGATGATCGCATACTGATCCATCTCCCAGCGTTTTATTTGGGGCTCGAAGACTTCGTCGAGCTGGCTAATACCGAAACCATTGAGCTCAATCTCATGCAGGTATCGGTTGATCAACTCTTTGGCGACCAATTCGTAGAGACATCCGGGCTGCAGGCAATCAGGAGACGAGAGCAGATGCTCGGTATCAAGGCGGACCCAACTACGGAGACACTGGAGTTCCGGCGACGTCGGATCCTCAACCGGTACCAGACAAAGCCGCCGTTTACAATCCGTTACCTGCAGCAACAACTGGACATGCTCGTGGGCCTTGGGATGACGATCGTGTCTGTAGACTACGCCAACCGCGTATTGACGGTGACGGCCAATATCGACAATGCCAGCGTGTTTCGCGAGGTCTTGCATACGATCGAAACGATCAAGCCGGCCAATCTGGTTTACCAGCAAAACACAGCACTTGAGGGCGGAATAGAATTGGAAGAACATATCGGCATGAAGCTCATTACCTGGAATTACAAAATGGATGGATCGTGGCAGCTTGGGGAGAAAACGTTTATGACATTAGGACCGGAGGTGCCAATCAAATGATAGACGCCGGACTATTGCACGACTTGACCGAATACATTAACGGACGTGTGGACAAGGTCGTCATTAACGGAACCTATGAGATTACCAGTCTTCAGGTTAAGCAGGTCACGGATAATGTACTGGCGTTGAACTATATCGTTCCAGCGGCGGAGGTGTCACTGATCACGCTGGTCGAGTTGAAAGACGCTGTCAATGTGACACTAACTTCTAACACCGTCAATGTACCGATCACAGCTGACCACTTAATGCTGCAGACGATTACGGTGAGGGAGGGAACCTGATTCATGGCAAAGATAGATTGGCAAGCGAGCGACACAGTCCGTCCAGCGGACATGAACCTAATCGGGCAGGAGATCAATGAAAAAGTGGACAAGGTCGCTGGGAGAGGGTTGTCGACGGAGGATTACACAACCGCGGAGAAGAACAAGCTGGCAGGAATTGCGGTTGGAGCCAACAATTATGTGCATCCTGCCACGCATCCGCCGTCCATTATTACGCAAGACGCCAATAACCGCTTTATGACGGATGCAGAAAAGACGAAGCTCGGCGATATTGCAGCCGGGGCACAGGTGAACCGAGCGATTGCCACACAGACACAGGCGGAGGCTGGGACGGACAATTCAACGGATATGACGCCGCTGCGGGTAGCGCAGGCAATCGCAGCGCTATCCGTTGGACAACGCACCGCTACGCTTGTTGTAGCAGCCAACAACAGCAGCGCAAAGTCCAAGACTGGTGCAGATTACGTCTGTTCAGGCTTCAGTGACCAAACGACCATTAATAACGCGATCAATACACTGCCTGCGAGTGGGGGCAAAGTGCTGCTCATGGAAGGCTTGTATACCGTGAGCGGAAGCATACTGCTGAATAGTAATGTAACGTTGGAAGGTGTGGGCGCGGCCACGGTTATCAAGTTACGGAACAGTCACAATGCAAACGTGAATATCATATCAAACGCCGACACTACTAACGGTAACAGAAACATTCTAATTCGGGATTTGCTAATTGACGGGAATAAAGCGAATCAGACATCCGGTACCATGCTCGGAATTTATTTATCTATTGTTGAGTACTGTACTGTCGAGCAGACAAAGATTACGAATTTACGCAACGACGGCATCTCTATCAGCGGCAGCAACTACAACACCATTACCGGCAACGCGTGCAGCAGCAACACCACCGCTGGCATCACTATCAGCAGCGGAAACAACAACACCATTATCGGCAACACATGCATCAGTAACACTGGCAACGGCATCTATATCTTCATCGGCAACAACAACACGATTACCGACAACACTTGCAGCAGCAACACAGCCAACGGCATCAATGCCAGCGACGGCAACAACACCATTACCGGTAACACGTGCAGCAGCAACAACAATGGCATTACTAGTGTCGGAAACAACAACACCATTACCGGAAACGCGTGCAGCAGCAACACCACCGCCGGCATCACTATCAGCGGCGGCATGTACAGCAATATCCAAGGAAACACAGTGAGGAAAGGCACGGCATCGCCTACTTATGGCCTCCGAATTAGCACTGGCGTGGGCCACTACGTCACCAACAATGATTTGTACCAAAGCGGCACAACCGCGTTTTCTGACAATGGCACCGGTACTATAACTACCGCAGGAAATCGCACATAAGGAGAGACTAATATGCGCTTTAGACTAGACGACGGAAAGCCCATGTGGGCGATTGCGACCGCGCAAATAGAGCGCGAAGCGCTGGATGAGCAGGGGCAGCCGACAATTGTCACGGAGACGATTTACCTATACGACCCCTCAGAGATGGCCGAGTATCCCGACCCTGTGCTGCTCGATCAGCCGACTCCGGAGATTCTGGCACGAGGGGCAGAGATTGAGGGGCGCACCCTATCGCGGTCGGAATTCGAGCGAATGCTCTTCGAAAAGACACCGGAAGATTTGCGGCTGGAAGAAGAGACAAAGATACAACTGGCACTCGCAGAACTCGCGGAAGCACAGGAAGCTGATAAAACGGCGATGCAGCGTGCTCTTGTGGAGCTTGCAGAACTTTACATGGGAGGCACTTAACATGGCTAAGATCTACTACGAACTGATCCAAAAGGGCTTGAAGGCAATCGACGATGTGCCTATCCGCTGGCGGGCAGATGTGCAAGTGTTGCTGGATGCAGATACGCAGGGCTCCGCATAAGCGGGGCTCTTTTATATTAAGGAGGGTGGGGCAGTTGTCAGGTAATGAGGCGCAGGTTTTATCAGAGATTCGAGAGCGAATCGTCAGAGTGGAGACAAAGATCGATGCAATGACGGATGTCCGGGATACAGCGGACGAGGCAAAGGACAAGGCAGTCGAAGCTCTGGACAAGTCAAAGTCGGCACATCATCGTATCGACGACATCGCAGACAATCAACGTTGGTTATGGCGTACCGTTGTCGGAGCGATTATTGCAGTTGTAGTAGCGGCAGCAACAAAATTTAATGGGAGCTGATCATATGGATTGGAACACTATCGCAGGATTTATTGACACAAGGTTGGTTATCGTACTGGCGGCTTGCTGGGTAATTGGGTACGGCCTCAAGCGGACGCCGAGCGTACCGGACTGGAGCATTCTGTACATCGTTATCACCGCTGCGGTGCTGCTGACGGGCGGCGTGATCGGCTACACGGTAGAGGCGATTGTTCAGGGCATCATCGTCGGCGCGGTGGCCGTTGCGGGTCATCAGGCGTTCAAACAGGCGAGGGAGGGGGCCGTCGGTAAATGACTGTCTATTACAGCCAAGAGGACAAGGGATGGGCCAATATTCCCTACACGATCCGCAACGACCCCAAGCAGACGATAGGCACATCCGCTTGCGGCCCGACATGCTTCGCGATGGTCGCCAGCACTTTTGGAGACAAGCCCATACTGCCCCCGGAGGCTGCTAAGTGGGCCGTAGACAACGGCTACCGCACAGCGGACAGCGGAACTAAGTGGAGCTACTTCGCCGCTGCCGCCAAAAAGAACGGACTGACTTGTTTGCAGACGAGCAATCTGGCGACGGCTAAACAAGCTCTAGCAGCCGGTGCGCTCGTTATCGTATCGATGGGACCCGGACACCTGACAGGGGGAGGGCATTACGTCCTCATGGTCAGCATCAAAGGAAAATGGATAGAGGTCTATGACCCTAACCATGACAACAGAAAATACGGCAACGACGGGTTGATACGGCAGGGTGTAAAGGACGATGGCATTATCGAGGCGGACGAGCTGGTATTTGTGCGGGAGGCTCGGCAGTATTGGGTGTTCCCGCAGCCCGAGCCAACCAAAAACGAGGAGGACGAAGCGATGACAGATACGGAGCGCAAGCAATTTGAGGCAATGAGCAAAAAGGTGGACGAGTTGACAAGCAAAGTCACGACACTGACGATGGCTGTCAAGGATGCGACGGAGGTTAAGCCAGCGCCTGCGTGGTTTGTGAAGGAGTTCGGCGAGGGTGTTCTGTCTAAGATCAACAACCCGACCGGAACGTTGGACTTCTGGCGCTCCCTGGCTGTGTCGTTGCGGGTCATGGGTTTCAAGATTTAATCATTCGCCCGGAGGTTACGGCTTCCGGGTTTTTCCTTTCAACCTTCCAGTATATTGTAGATTCCTGTCGATTATCAGTCTGCAAATTCCTGAATTTTCCTTGTATGATGGTGGCATTACATAAGAGGAGGAACATAAATGAAGAGAGCTTTAATTCTCACGGTATTGCTGTTTCTGGGTTTTTCAAGCTTGTCGGTAACCTCTGCGAGTGCTGCTTCACCTAATGACGTTGGTTTGTTAAGGGGAAAAACTCTTAACGTATTAAATTCTTCTGGAACTCAATTGGCAACAACGGATGTTGTGACGGATGGGGTTGCTTCAACCTACATTGAGTTTCCAAAAGTGACGAGTACGTCCCAAAGCGTCTTATCGTATACATTTGATGAGCCTCAATCGATCACAGCTTTTAAGTTAAGTGCCCTTTCTTATAGATCTGGGACTTCGGATATTCCATACATAACTGTAGGTTTTTATGATTCATCGAATGTGTTAGTAGCAGAAATTGCAAGGCCATCCTTCTACGGCTCATTACAAATACTTAATGTCGCTGCTGAGAACATTACAAAAATAACATTGAAAAATACTCATACAACAAATCCTACTAGAATTTTCGAATTTGATCTTTTTAATAAGACATTCGAATCCCCACAGTACCTTGGTGGACTACTTGATAACAACTTTATGAATATTATCTCGCCAGTCTATCCCAATATGACAACAACAAATGTTATAACTGATGGAAGTTTAAGCACAGGTATGACATTTGGGAAGAGCGGCACAACCAATACAGGGGTATACCTCGACTTTCCAACAAGTGCTACAGTAAACAAATATCAAATCAGCGCAAACGTGAGTAAGTACGATGCCAGTCACCCAGCTTATAATTTTTCCGCACTATCATTAGAGTTCTATGGTGAAGATGGAAGTTTGTTATCGTCTATATATATGCCATCATCGTCAGGCCATGTCATAGAACTTGCTTCACCCGTTTCAGGAGTAACGAGGATTAAACTTTCTAGCGGAACCGCACTTGGCACAACGGTAGTCAATGATTTTAATGTGTTTGGTTTTTTTGAAGAGCCGGAAGTTCCTGTTGAACCAAGCTTTGAACGCGCGCTCCTTACGATCTACATTTCCGGTGGCCAGATCAAAGAGTACGACCTGTCTGCAGCCGAACTGAACGCCTTCCTTTCCTGGTACGATGCCAAGGACGCAGGCAGCGGCCCAGCCAAATACAAATTCGTGAAGACATGGAACAAAGGGCCGTTCAAGACACGGACCGAATACGTGATCTTCGATAAGATATTAACGTTCGATGTGGACGAGTACGAAGTAGAGAATCCATAACGATCAGCCAGGGGGCTTAGGCTCTCGGGCTATCTATAAAGAAAACCCCACTCAGCAGGTTAGTGGGGTTTTTCGATATTCGCCATCACATAATCCGGGAAGAAAATACAGTGGGGTGATTCTTAGTAGATCCCTGTTCCTGCGCGCAAGATGATAACCAACAAGATAAAGAGCACAAGAACAAAGGCTGCTGCTTGCATGCCGCCATGTCCGCCGCAGCTTCCGCCATACCCACCTACTACTCCGCTCAAGGAATTCACCACCTGTTGATTATTGTGATGTTCATCACCCGATTAGTTTATGCATGGATAAGCGTACGGTCAGTGCATTTAACCATATCGATCCATAATCCGCATCTGTAATAGACTTATCAGCCCGAGGCTTAGGCTCTCGGGCTTTTTTATGTGGCAAAAAAGATGTCCGAAAAATTAACAAAAAAACTGTTGATTTATCGGGCGGTTTTGTAGTACATTAAAGGAGGAGGAAAGATCTGGTCGCTTTTTTGCTGAGGTTTACATTCTGGAAGGAGGAACAATCCGTGTTGACCCTTTTTGGGAAATTCTGTAGGAAACTGAGAATTGACACAGGAGAGTTGCTAAAGGAAATGGCAGATAAATTGGAGGTAACCTCTTCTTACTTATCCGCCGTGGAAAACGGCAAGCGCAACGTCCCTAAGGATTGGGTGAATATATTGATTAACGAGTATTCACTGAATGCTGACGAGCAAAGAGAATTGCTCCAAGCGATTGAGGGATCTAAAATATCGAACAAGATCGATATGAAAGGCTACGGCAATGAAGACAAAACTTTGATTATGGCATTTGCACGAGAATTAAAAGATCTGGACGAGAGCAATAAGATGAAAATTCGAGAAATTCTCTCGAATCATAATAAGGGAGGATCTCGATGACCCTATACGTCGCCCAGCCGCTATCTAGGTTAAAAATTAGGGATCTTGCTGCTGATATGCGAGATGCTTTAGGAGCAAAAGATGTGAAGGAATTCCCCGTTATGGAGTTCCTGGAACACATCCTACCTCAAGTTGATCCAGATTTTATTTACCATATAATGCCCATTCATGAGATGGGTGGGCATTATGGTCTTGCTATTCCTCAAGATCATACGATTCTTTTAAGAGAAGATGTTTATGATGGGGCGGTAAAAGGAATGCCTAGACATCGGTTTACAGTTGCTCATGAAATAGGACATTATTTTTTACATACTCCGAGCAGGGTAGCATTTGCTAGGGGGAGTGCTGCAAAAAATGTTCCCCCTTACTTAAACCCGGAATGGCAAGCAAACACGTTTGCAGGTGAATTGCTTGCACCGCCCAATGTAATTAAGGGAATGAATATATTTGAGATAATGTCTCAGTGTAAGGTATCGAGACAAGTTGCAGAGATTCAAATGCGAGATTGTTAAGAGTATGTAAATGGTGGAGAGGGGGATAAGACATGAGGCTAGAAAAAATAAAATACCGCAGGCCTTGTAGAGGGCCTACGGCATAGCCGACTGTAGGTTTAGACAACCAAAAGTGCGGCCGATACATAAAAAGCTTCGACAACTTTAATGTATCACTACTGGTTGTCCTTCTGCAAGGTTTTTTTCGGTACAACCTTCGGAAGGAAGTTGATAAACATGCTAGTTTGTACACCTTTTATTACGCTACGAAATGGCAGAAAGCTGTTCGCATATGAAAAAGGACTTGAGGCATTTTGCTTTGAAGTCACCGAGGAACAGCACAAAAAGTACACCGAGAAGAAGCAGAAGCAAGAAAAAGCAGTAGACAAGAAAGACGAAAACTAAGCACTAATCTGATATCCCCACGGCTGGGGGATATTTTCATAAAACATATAAGATTGTTGGGAAGGAGGATGCTTCATGGCTCAAACTAAATCCAGCGTTAGAGGAAAGCAGACTAAGAAAATTGTACCTGTCAAACCCTACACAAAGAAAGATGGAACTAAGGTTCCCGGGCATAGAAGGTCTACTCCCAATTAATTAGCCTTTTGGCATCGTTGTAAGAAGTCTCAGCTAACGCTGAGGCTTTTTTAAATTCAACTTTACCTCACACCCCACCTTAAAGTAATAATCCCCATCATCCAGCTGAATAAAATCCCTCGTATGCTCTACGATCCGCCCGCTGCAGAACCAAATTCGCAAACGTTTGCGAATATCAAATTGTCCAAAGAGCATCTATGTAAAGGGGAGATTTCGCGTCGCTCCCTCGTAGCGGGTTCCTGCGAAAAACGCCATAACGATATCAGCTTTCGGTTTTCTCTGCTGTAGCCTCACGGGCGCTTAGGCGCCTGTCATGATTATACCGTATTGTCATAAAAGGTAAAATTATGTATCCTTGTAACTAGTCTGTATTACCTATTATAAGGAGAGTTATTATGGCTAGAAGAAGAAAGAAGCAGACTGATCCTGTTCAGGCCCTTATGGGGCTATTAATGTTAGGTTCATTCTTTGGGACAGTTTATTTGACACAATCATTTATTGCTGGATTTATCGCGATTGTGGTTGTATTTGCCATTCTCTTCATGATTATGTCCTTTGTGAATCAAGCAAGGCAAGAGCGGCTAAAGAAGTCCGGGATTGCTGATATCGACAAGATGAGTGGTCGGCAGTTTGAACTTTACCTGGGACATCTCTTCAAATCACATGGCTACTCCGTTAACGTCACTCAAGCTGCTGGAGACTTTGGAGCCGACTTGGAAATTACGAAGGATGGGCGTAAGATCGTTGTCCAGGCAAAACGCTATTCGAGGAATGTCGGGATCAAGGCTGTTCAAGAAGCGCAAGCTTCTATAGCTCATTATGGAGCCGTAGAAGCATGGGTAATCTCAAACAGCGGTTATACAGAAGCGGCTATCACGCTGGCGAAATCAAATAACGTTAGATTGATCGACCGTGAACAATTAATTGAAATGAGTCTTAAGCTAAACGCAGGGCAGACCTCTGTAGCCGCTCAAGTGGTTCAGCAGGGGCCGAAGGAAGAGGAGACAACATGTAACCGCTGCGGATCACCTATGGTCTTGAGAAAAGGGTCTAGGGGAGAATTCTGGGGCTGTTCGAACTTTCCGAAATGCAGGAACATAGTAGCAAAGCAAAACGAGGCCCGGTCTATGTGA